TCAACCGGCCTTGCCACACCCTGCCACACCTTCCGCCTCGTCGGGCTCGTCTTGCGCGAGCAGCCTCGTGCCCATCCCGTCCCAATTGATCTTCGCGACCGTCTGCCTGGCCAGCCGGGCTCGGTTCGCGTCCCTCGTATAGATCTTGGACGTGCGACCGCCGCTCCATCCGAACATAGATTCGAGCATGTTGTCGGTCGCCTCGTTGTGGGCGACGTCTGTCGCCAAGCCCTTGCGGATCGAGTGTGATGTAAGGTGCGGCATGCCAGCCTGGCGCCACCAATCCGAAATCCGGTTCCCCAGCCCCTTTACGGAAAAGGGCTTGCCGTACTCCGTCACCAGGTAGGTCAGGGCGGTAACCTTGTGGGTTGCTAGAACGGCCTCGAGGATGGGGTGGATGGCGATTTCCAAATCGACAGGCTTCTTTTTGCGGTTCTTGAAGAGCCGCAGCTTGAAGGTATCCTTGCGGCGGTGCTGAGGCCCGATCGCGGCGAGGTCGGACACACGAAAGCCGGTGTACATCTGGATCGCCAGATAGAAGACGGCTTTCGAGCCAATGCCGTGATGCTCGATAAATTGACCTATCTCTTCCGGCGTCGCGGTCGTGTGCCCATCCGTGTGGACCTTGAAGGGAGCAACGAGCTTGGCGACGTTCGCCGTGATAAGCTTACCGTCCTTCGTCGTGTTGAAGACCTGCCGCAGGACCTTGAGGCGCTCATCCGCGGCGAAAGGAACGTCTTTCTTCCGGTCGCGCAACTTCTCGAGGTTGCCGACATCGAGACGGGAGAGTGGCATGTCGGCGAAGGTGTGTCGGTCGGCGTGGTCGTCCGGATGCAGCCGCTCTTCCCACATCGCCTCGATGATGTTGCGCCGACGCGTCTGCGTCGTGGTGTCCAGCGCCGTGAAGTCGTTGCTGCGCATGTATTCCAGGCAAAGCCAGCGGAAGGTATTGGGCTTGACCATTGATGACATCAGAGGAGAGGGCACGGGCGCAGCCTCGGCAATCTGCAGCGCGGTCTTGCGCGCGGCCCAATAGGCGATCGAGAACTCCTCCGAATCTATATCGTCGGGAAGCCGGCAGATGCGCTTGCCGTCGATGCGAAGATAATAACGCATCGTCTTGTGGCGCGACTTGTTACGCTCCACGTATGGTAGGTCGATGTTCGCCACGTCCATCATCACGACGCCCGCCAATCATAATTGTCGTCCGCGCCGCTCCCTGGTGAGATCGGTTCGCCGCCCCTTGTCGGCCAATCCATCATAGCGGCGGATATCTCGTGGACAAGCCAGAGCGTGCGGCTGTGCCATCTCCGGGGCGGCGGAAGCGCGCCCTCCTGCACCATGACGTCGATAGTGTTCGGGCTGACGCCGATCGCATAGGCCACTTCTGCGCGGCTCAAGCTCAACCGCGGGACGTCGCGCATGGCGGGTTCCGGTCTCATCGGGATCCTCCGTCAGGTACGCCGCCACGAACCTCGATCGTCATCAGCTTGGCGGCCAGTCCGGAACCTGATGCGCATGGTTGAAGATTGGTGATGTGCGCAGCGTCAGCACCAAAGATGGCTTCGCAATCGTACGTGGCGACGGTCATGGCTGCGCCGGCACCTTCGAAGGATCGCTCCGCCAAGCTGCTGCGCTCGCCGCCGCAGACTGGGCAGCGATTTTGCGAGGAAAGCTTTGAGATGAAAGTCTTACGCACTGAGCTTGGCATCAGAAAAGGCTTCCTTGCGCTCGCTGGGGCACGACCGGCGGCAATATCACCGGGTCGGATACGATCAGGCGCTGACGCCAGTCGAAGAAGCCTAGGGCGCCCTTGACCTTGATCGGGGTCTGTAGGATCTGCTGCTCGGCCAAGGCGAACCCGTAGGGTCCGAAGAACCAAGGGCTATCGTACGACCTGGCGGTCTCGACGAGCCGTGCGACGCCGATGATGGCGCCGAAGGACAGCTCGCTTTCGTCGATGTTCGACAATTCGCTGTGCGGGGACGCCTTGACGTAATCGTGGACAACCTCGAGGTAGTCCTCGCGATCCTCATCGAAGTTCTTCTTGGTGTAGGCGCTGGCGTGAATGCAGATGAGACCGCGCTGCGCGGTGTTCCACTTGCGGTTCTCGATATCCTTCCAGCCCATCACAATGGCATGCGCCCATGGCTGACGGATGGAGAGCGCAAAGACGGGCAGTTCCGATTCCTGAAGATTGCAGAACACAGGGCTACTCCTGAATGGTAGGGGGAAGGGCCGCAGCGCGCCGCCTGGTAGCGGCGGCATTGCGGGAATGGTGCTGAGCGTCCCAGCGGAGATGGCAGCGCTGGCAGAGCGCGCGACAGCGCGCCGGATCGGCGTGACGCTCGTCATGGTCCATGTGCGCGATCGTCAGAACGACCTTGCTGCCGGTGTCCGGATGAGCCTGACCGTTCGAAGCACGGCACTCGGGATGCATCGGCGTTCCCTCGCAGGCGTTTCCTGCCCGTCGAAGGATTTCCGCGCGAAAGGCCTTCCATTCTTTCGAATGCGTGCCGCCGCCTGGATAAAGAGCCTGCCGCTCAGCGCGAATTGGCATCGGTCTCCTCCGTGGTTATGGGCGCATCCGGTTGGCTTAGACAGTTGAGCACCGAGACGAGTGCGTTGTGCTCGGCCAATATCCGAAAGCCGTCGTGCGTCTTGAGTGGATGGTCGGCCTCGCGGCAGACATCCTTAAGCGCGGCCGAAAGCCGCTCGATTTCACGCTCAAGTTTCTCGCGATCGATTGTTGCCCATTTGCTCACGACACCACCTCCGCCGTCTGGGCGCGTGACGCTGGCTGGCTGACGGCCGGAAGAGCCGATTGAACGGCCGCAAGAGCCCTGCGTCGGATACTCATTCCCTCGACATCGTCAAAGTCGGCCCAGCCCTTTTCCTGAATAGCCATTAGGATCGCGAGGAGATCGGGAGCGGCGGCTATCAATCGCGCATCTTCCGGGCGGACGCATTGGGCCACCAAAAGACGGCCGCGGCCTGCATCTATTCCACTGAAACCGGAATAGACGAGGCACAGTTCCCGGCGCTGGTTCGCCTGCCATTCGTCATCCGTCCACCGGCGTGTGATGGAAGTGCTCAAGGTCGTACCTTGGGTCCACGGGCCTGCTGTATGCTTAGGCATCACAAACCTCCCTCGAAACGGGCGATGGGGTCTGCGCCTCAAGCTGATAGAGCTCGAAGAACGGCATATCCTGTTCGTGTGGGTGGAACTCTTCTTCCCGCGTCTCGTCGTAATAGGCGTCGAAGCCAGTGAGGCAGGCTTCGTGCCAAGCGTTAGACTGGAAGTCGCCGTCAATGATGATCTGTTGCCGCTCGTATCTGGAGCCAGCGTGAACGGGATAGCCACACCAAACGCACTGGTGGGCTTTCTTGGCGATGGTTCGCTTTCTGCCTAGCGTGCTCACGGTCATGGCTGCGAACCTTTCTGCGAGGGCGCTGGGTACCCCTCAAGTGCGTGAGTTGCGATCATCCGGAAGCGGTGGCGGGAAAGCTCTACGTCGTGCGTGCTGCTGGACGGATCAATATCCTCAGCATCACGGATCTCCAGCAACGCCGTCCGGAGACGGGTGATTTCCTCGCGCGCCCATGGCGGCAGAGCATCCATTGCGATCTTCTGCAGTTCGGCGAGTTCTTCGTCCGTAAGGTTGAGCGTCATGGTGAGTTTGCGGCTGCCAGCGCCGATCTCAAGGTCGCCCTCGGCCGCAGCGCGCTTATCGAACCATTCCTTGGTGATTGGGAGCTTCATGCTTCCTCGCATCTAACAGAGTAGCCGAGTGCCAACTCGACGTGATGGCCAGGATTGCGGCGGGCATGATTGTGTGCCCAGGCAACCGCATTGCGAGCGTCTACTGAAGCGCCACACGTATGGCATCCGGCCGTGTGATGAGTGAGGATCTGTCGGGTCATCCCTCCACCTCCGAAGCACTGAGGGCGGCTCGCTGGACGCGCTCGATCTCGGCGACGATCTGCGCGGCGGCTTGAATGAGGTCCTTGGTGTAACCCTCAACATCGCCGGACATGCCTCGGTCCTGAGCCGCATAGATGCGGGCCGATGCTCCCCATGATGAGTTGATGATATCTCCGGCGACGTGGGTGTCATCGTGCGCCGCGTCATAGCCAGCGGCAATCTGCCGATCACGCTCGGCGGCGATAGCCCCAAGCACATGCTCAACGGGTGCTGCCGGAGAAGCTAAGCTGACGCCAGTGGCTGTGCTCATTGTCAGAGGCGGCTCATCGCTGAGTGGTTCCGCTTGATGGCAGGGAGGCTTTGCGTGTTCTTCTTCTCCGGCAACCTCGGGGACCGCCACCGAAAGCTCAGCGGGTGCTTGGATAGCGGAATACAATGGAACGCTTATCTGCTCTCCGTATTTCTTCCCCCAAACATAGCGCGCCTCATCCGGGCATGACGCCAGCGTTTCGAGGTTGCCCTTGGTCGTCCAGGCGACGGGTTCGCTGCCCACCGAAAGCTCGGCGGGTGCTGGCGATAGAATTTCTCTCACCGCTTTTGCCCCAGCTTCGGCGTTGTCGGCATCCTGCTGCCATAGCATCTTTCGCTCGGCGGGTGCTGTCTCGCCCAGATAAGCGGCGATAGCCGCCTCTACGACTGACTTAGGATATTTCGACAGGATGACGTGAGCGGCGTCGATACCCACCACATTAGGAAGGGGCGCTGGGGGCGCTACTTCAAAGCGCTTGGTGAATTCAGCGTGGCCGAGATACGCAAGTTGCGTGCTGCCAACCCGCCTGAATGTGACACCGTCAGCACCGTGCGACACCAGTTCGCACAGATCGCCGTTGACCAGGTTGCAATACTTTGGAAGGATTTCCTCACGTGGCGCGCTGGCGGGCACCGCCGAGATCTTCTCTCGAATGGCGTCCCTCACAAGCTCGAGTGCGTCACCCGCCAGCAGCATCGCATCGTGCGCTACACCATCCGGCCCACCGGCCGCCTTTTCAAATTCGCCCACGCTGTCGTCGACGATTGCCGCAGCCTCCTGTAGTGCTTCGAGGCGACCAAGCCGGCGGGCGTGGTCGATCTCGTCATGGAGGCGCTTCGTCGTGTAGCGCGGCTGGTTATCTGTTTCGTGCGCGCTCATTCCGCGGCCTCCCTGTACTCAATCAAGTGATTGCAGTTTGCCCCCACGAGAGCGCAGGCGATCGGCGGTGACACGGAGTTGCCGACGCAAGACACCTGGACAGTCTTGGAGAAAGGCCGGCCGTCGAGATCCGCGTCGATCTTGTAGTCAGGCGGAAAACCCTGCGCGGTGTATAGCTCCCGTGGCGTGAGCATCCGCATGCCGATATCGACGATGACAAACTCGTCGGCGCCAATTGTCATGGTGACGAATTCACGTTCATCCCAGAACCCGTGCGCGCGCATGAATTCCGCGACCTCGCGAGCGCGCTCGACCTGGTCATTGGTGAAGGGGGGCGCGTCGATCTGTGCCTCGACATGGCCATGACGATCTTTTGTCGTGATAGTTCGGCAAGGCTGATTGATTTCGCCACCGTCACCGTTGCCATAGTACGCCTGCAGGTATGGCGCGACGAGCATGGACTTCCCGCCGCCGTCGGCTGTCGTTGTCGCTAAGGGGCGGTCGATCTCGTGCCCGGTGGACGTTCCAAACTGCCGTGAAATGAAAGCAGTAACAGGCTGCTGTTGGGCTCCGGACGCTGTGATCGTTGACAACGGCTCATCCGCCCGTCGACCGGGATTTACGCCTCCAATTCTACGCTTGTCGTTGTTCTGTTGCGCAACGAAGGCCACGGCCGTGCAGGTGTCTGCTTTGGCAGTGATCGTGGCTGCGGGTTCATCAGCCCCACGGGGCCGACTTTGGCCCGCGCGGCCGCCGCAACCGATTAATGTCGGGATGATGACGGAATTCTGATCCTTGGTGCTGGCGCAGATGGTGTGCAGCGGATTTTCAGCAGACCTATTGGCGCCACCTTGCTGGGCATACGTGAAAACAGGCGCGACAACAGCGTGGCGGTTTTCGGCGGTAATGACCCTGATAGGCTCTTCAATGCTGGCCGACCTGTCTTTGCCACCCGCGCCAGGGCCATAAAAGGCAGACAGGTGCGGCATCACGACATTATGCTTGATGCCTCCGGCAACCACCGTGCCCAAGGGCCTGTCAACGCTCATGGCCCGGGGCGCTTGGCCGGCGCGCTCTCCGTAGCCCGTCTGAACCAGGAATGGACGATCAGCATCGAGCACGTATCTCTTCATGCCTCGGGCCACGCGCGCCATGGTATTCTTGGCGAGCGGACGGACAGCACGAAGCTGATGCGTCTCCCACACCTGCTTTGCCGTGTCGAAGATCGACGGGCAAGGCAGAGACCAATCGGTGCACTCGGCGGCCGTACGCCACGGCTTTTTGCGGCCAGCGATGACGTCCTGATCTTCGGGATCGCCGTGGGTCGGCTGCGGCCATACGATTGGCTTGCCGTCGCAGCGCGCGATCAGGAAGAGGCGCTTGCGAATTGTCGGCGCTCCGTAGTCGCACGCTCTCAGTTCGCGGTGCTCGAGCTTGTATCCGGCGCGACGCATTGCCTTGCACCACTTCTCGAAGGTCTTGCCGCGGCTGTCAGGGCACGGCATCAGCCCGCGCTCGGTCTCGATCAGCGGACCCCAGTCCTTCCACTCCTCGACGTTTTCCATGATGATGACGTCCGGCTTGGCGCGCTCGGCCCAGAGGACGATCACCCATGCGAGGTCGCGGATGTTGCGCTCGACCGGCTTGCCACCCTTGGCCTTGCTGAAATGCTTGCAGTCGGGCGAGAACCAGGCGAGGCCGACATGCTTGCCGGCAACGTGGTCGAGCGGATCGACCTTGTAGATGTTCTCCGACAGGTGGATGGTGTCCGGGTGATTGGCGGCATGAAGCGCCAAGGCATCGGCATTGTGGTTGATGGCAATGTCGGGAGAGCGCCCGAGAGCCATCTCGATCCCGGTGGAGGCGCCACCGCCGCCTGCGAAGCTGTCGACAATCAAGGGTGCGCTGATCATTTGGACGCCTCAGAAGCGTCAGACGACGAGACTTTGGGGTCGTAGCCTGGCAGCGGCCCACGTCCGTGACGTGTCGATCGCTTGGCGCGAATGCGGGCAATCGTCTCGGGGCGCTGCAGCTTTTCCAGATCGGCTTCGGCGCAGCCGAACAAATTCAGATCGGCAACAACGCAAAGCGACGTCAGCGTCAGCATCGCGGCGCCAACCTCTTTGGCCGGCTCGCCGATCGGGCGGTCATAGGTGTAGTCGACGAGCTGATGCGCCTCCTGTCGGGACATGCCGAAGGCTTGGCAGGTCTCGTTGGCCTCTTCGAAGAAGCGCGCGCACCGTTCGGTGACATCGGTCGGATCGTCGTGGAACAGGGCGTAGTGAGCTTCCTCGACCCGGTCCTGGTATCCTTCATCAGGCAGGTGCATCCAGTGGGTCGGCTCATAGTCTACCTCGAGCCAATACTGCAGGAAGTGATCCTCTTCCATAAAGCCTTCCGGGTCGGAGCCCCAGCGCGTCCTGCCGCCGTAGGTCGCCCAATGAGCAACGCATGGGCGGTAATAGCCGACACGCGTCAGGATAAAGGTGCCATTCCTGGGGGCGTTCCTGATGTCCTGCCATCCCGATAGATCTTGACGTATGCTCATTGCTTCTCTCCCTCACACGCGCATCGGCATAAGCACGATCAGATTTTCAGGGTTGCTGCCAACGCTTCGCAGGACGGCGGGTGAGCCGCTGTCGCCGAGCCCGATGATCAGCTCATCGCCGGGCAGGTGCGCGAGTGCGTCGTTGACGTACTTGGCGTTGAAGCCGATCTGCAGCTCTGCGGCGCCGGTGTAGGCAAGCGTATCGGTGGCGGTTCCGGCGTCTGGATTTTTCACCTCGAGGTGCAGCTCTCCACCGCGGAAGCTGAACGTCACGCCGCGGCCGCGCTCACCAGCAACGGTCGCGACGCGGTCAATCGATGCCGACAGCGCAGTCGCCTCGATCGTCGCCTGCATCTCGTGGCTGCTGGGCACGACGCGCACGTAATCCGGAAACGTCCCATCTACGAGCTTCGAGGTGATGAGCGATGAACCGCCGGAGAATCGGATCAGCGTGTCGGAAAGCTCGATAGTGATCTCGCCAGTTTTGGGCAGGATTTTTTCGATGACCTTGAGCGCTTGGCGGGGAATGATGACCGACGTCATGTCCGGGCTGGTTTCGGCCCTGACGAAGCGCTTCGACAGGCGGTGTCCGTCGGTGGCCACCAATACAAGGCCTGCATCGGCAGCATCCGCCGCAGTGGCGTGCAGGAAAATGCCATTGAGGTAGTAGCGGGTCTCTTCAGTCGAGACGGCGAAGCCGCACGCCGTGATCGCGCCGGCAAAATCCGCGCTCGATACCGTCACACGGTGGGGGAAGCCCGCCGGCACCTTCATCGCCGGAAAGTCGGTCGCTGGAAGGACTTGCAGGCTGAAGCGCGAGCGGCCGGCCTCGATCGAGATCGATGAGAGCTGAGGATCCTTGCGCTTGATAGTGACATCGCCGTCGGGAAGCTTGCGCACGATATCGGTCAGCATCCCGGCCGGGACTGTGAAGGCGACGAAGTCGAGATCGACATCGGCCTTGAATGGCGTCGATGCCTCGATGTCGAGATTGGTCAGCCGTGCCGTCAGCGTGCCCGGCGCGGCGCCTGGCTCGATCAGAACGTTCTGAAGGATCGGCATGGTATTGCGCTTTTCGACGACGTTCGTCGTCAGGGAGAGCGCGGCCATCAGGGCGGACTTTTCAGCCTTGAACATCGTTTGTTCTTTCAGGGTTGGCGAGCCGGAGAAGGACGTCGGCGTGGCATGGAAGGTCGAGCGCGCACCAGCAGGCTAGGTTGCTGCCTCGCAGCGACGACACGTCCTCGGCGGAAAAGCGAACCAGCCGGCCTTCGAGAAGTGCCGCCTCGTAGCAGTCAACTGCCCGTCTGGCGGCTTCTTCCTTGGTGCGATGGAAAGGATAGTTGATCTCCTGATCCCAGGCGCCGGCCCATGCTTCCGCGCCGTCGTGGAACCTGCCGCGGACCTTTACCCGCCACGGGTTTCCCCACTTGCTCGGCCGCGCCACGTTGATTGGAAGCAGGCCGTTGGCTGCAAGCGAAGCTTTCCCGAGATGGAAGCCTCTCTTGCGTGACAGTTGGATGCGGACCGGCGCCGTCATGATCAGGCGCTCATTTCCGGCTGACCCTGGAAGGCAGGCGCGCCGGTCTCGGAGGCGGCCTTTTCCATGTCGCGCATCACCTGCTGGGTGATGTAGACGTCAGGGCGATAGAGTTTGATGATCCACTTGATGCTGCCGCCAGACAGACGGTAGCGAAGGCGGACCGGGATGCGGCAGGGCTCGCCCATGAAGAAGGGCGAGACCGAGAGGATGAACATGCCGGGCACGTCGATCTTGTTGCCGTTGGCGTCCTTGTGCTCCTCCTCGAAGGCGATCTGGCCTTCGCCGGTCTGGAGCGTCACGGCGTTCTTGACGCGCGTTTCGGCAAACACCTGAAGGCCGCGAGACAGGGTGTGCATCTCGGTCGGGTAGGCGACCCGGAAACCGAACTTGTGGCGGAAATCTTCTTCCTCCATGTCGTCGGGCGTGGACAGCTCGGCGATATGGTCCTCGATGAACTCCGCGAAATCGCCCTGTTCCATCGGCTTGCCGTCAACCGCAACCCATGCCTTCCACTCTTCTGAAAGCGGAAAGTCGTAGCGGATCCTATGCTTGCCGTTGTCGGCGGTCCCGGCCGAGAGCTTCTGATGGTAGTCAACCACCATCGTCAGCGACGGCTTGCGCCAGTCGGTGTCAGCAAAAATGACGCTGTCATCGGTTGTATGGCGCTTTCCGAGATCGATAAAGCTTTCCAGCGTCGTCACTTTTGCAGTGCCGGTCTTTCGCGCTGGGGCGAAGCGGTATCGCTCGAAGAGTTCTGCAACAGATTCGACTTCGCCCTTTTCTCGGTCGACGAAGACGGGGATTTCCTCAGGGATGCCTTTCTGCCCATCGGTGCGCTTGAGAATATCCAGCTTCGAGCCGGCCTTGTCGGTGAGCAGGCTGATAGCCTCGATGTCGGCGCCCATCGCACCCGCGATCGGGAGAAGCTCGGCGGTTTCCTTGGTCATGTGTCAGCGTCCTTCGTTGCTGGCGTTGAGGTTCAGGCGGTTTCGCGGTCGTGCACTTCGCGCGGCGAGAACATGTCGCGCTGCTGGGGGTGCTCGGTCGAAAGCGCGCCGCCTTCGGTGACCCAGTAGACGGAGGCGCGGCGAGGGCGCTTTGGCGTCTTGGTCGAGACGTCGGCGTTGATCGTCACCATGCCGTTGGCGAAGGCGAAATCGAGCTTCAGGTTGAGCGTGCCCTTGAAGGTGGACTTCGGGCTGTCATTCGACAGATCGGCCAGTTCTGTGAGCACTTCTTGCAGCTTGGACGAAAACTCCTTGTTGAGTTCTCCGCCCTCGAGCATGCCGACAAGCGCCTGGCTGTCGCGGATGATTTTCATGTGGATGGTCCTCTCAGGTTATCAGCGCCACTCGGGCGCGAAGGGAATGTCGTCGTCCATGTCGCGGGAGAAGTTGGCGGGCGCGCCTGAAGAGCCGCCGCTCTCGCCGCCGCTCGTGCGTGAGGCGCGGTCGCCGTCGAGGCCGTAATCGGAGGGGCCGTCACCGCCGGCGCGATAGCCGGAACCCTCGCGCTTATCGAGGAGCTGGATGGAGGCGTTGAAGCCCTGCAGCACGATCTCGGTCGAGTATCGATCCTGGCCTTGGCTGTCCTGCCACTTGCGGGTCTGCAGCTGGCCCTCGACATACAGCTTCGAGCCCTTTTTGACGTACTGCTCGACAATCTTGCAGAGCGGCTCGGCGAAGATGACGACCGAATGCCACTCAGTCTTTTCGCGTCGCTCGCCGCTGGTGCGGTCGCGCCAGCTTTCGGAGGTCGCGAGGCGGATGGTGGCGATCGGGCGGCCGTCCTGGGTGCGGCGGATCTCGGGATCGGCGCCCACATGGCCGATCAGGATGACCTTGTTGACGGAACCGGCCATCATGCCACCTCCGCGAACTGTGCGCCGCCTGTCTGCTTTTCCTCGCCGCCGACCAGCAGCAACGCGAGGAATGCACTAGCGAGCAGGATGTCGCGAGCACCGTCGGTGCGGGCACGCGGATCGCCGTCGATTATACGGCGAGCGAAATGCTCAGCAGCCGTCAGGTCGACCGGCGATAGGACGCAATTAAAGTTGGCGTCGACAAGGGCGACCGCGGACGCGCTGAAAGTGCGAGTGGCGGACTGGCCGTCTTTCGTCACGCCTGACGGCAACTCGCCGCCAGCGTCGGTCAGCACCAGCTTGCAGCCGGAGCGGCTGAAGCTGTCGTCGATGATCGTGCAGGGGATAGGCGTCTTGGTCACAGCTTCAGCTCCAATGTGCCGCGATGGGCGGCGTTGCAGGCGGCGGCCCCGAAAAAGCGGTCCTCGCCGATCAGGCGTTTGAAGGCCTCGACGAACGCCTCTTCGGCTTTCATCGCTGCCCACGGCTTGATCAACTTCAGGTCGCCGCGGAAGCCGGGCTTCGGAAAGCGCTCGAGCGGATAGAACTCGATCGCGCGCGGGCCGCAGAGCGCGCGCGCCTCGGCGGCCGCCATGCGGGTGTCCATCTCGTGTACCAGGGCGCGCTGGCTATTGGTCCACGCGGCCGGCAACGGGAGGCCGGCGGCAGCGTAGATCGCGTCGTCCCAACGCTCTTTGATGGCGTCGAGCGCGCGATCAAAGGCTTCGCTCGCCGCGGCTGTGCTGCGTTCGCGGATCGTGGCCGCGATAAGTTTCCGCATGGGGACAGTGATATCGCCGAGCAAGCCCTCATGCGCGTCATGCAGGAGGAAAAGCGCGGCCGTAAGGCTGCTCGCGCCTTCGTTCAGGATTGCTTCTGAACCCATGACGCAGTGCTGCGCGACCGAGAAAGCCGGGCCAACGCGGCTTCCAGCAAAGCGCGGGATGACCGATAGGCGTGCGGCTATCTCGCTGAAATTGATTTCGGCCGCATCGGGCGCGGCAAGATCCATCAGCGAGCCGTCGCACCGGAAGGACTGGATGGGAGAAGATGCCAGGCGAGCCGTCATCGACGATCGTCCCAGGCGTACTGCTGGTCGAGCTTTACCAGCCCGTAGTAGGTCTGGATCGCGAGATTGCCGGTCGCGATAGACGCCAGCGCCCACGAAACGGCACAGACGATGAGTGCCGTCCGGTAAGAAAGGCGCGGCTCCGGACGGACATTGATCGTCGGTGGCGGGTCAACCCTGGCGCCGAAGGGCGTGAAATGGTCGTACCCCCCTGTCTTGCCATTCCCGCTACAGGATGCAACATGCGATCCTGAGTTGTTTTTGCAGGAGGGGAAATGAGACGTTGGAGCAATGCCTTCGTGATCGGCGCTGTCATCCTGTTCGCAGGCGCCGCCCATGCCGATGACCATCGGGACAGGGTGATGGTCAAGATGGCTGATGTCATCGCCATCCAGAAGCTCTGCCCGACGCTTCGCCCCGTCACGAAGGTGATGATGGTTGCCATCGCCGCCTTTAACATAGACCTGGCCGAGGGGACTGCGGATAACCGAAAGCTGATGGACCTGACCAGTGAGAAGATCTTGCTCCTGAACGCCAATGGCGGGCGCGACATGGCCTGCGCGACGGGTATCGCGCTCTACGGCCCGCAGGGTCTGAATGGCGCCAACATGATGGAGGCGTACTGAGGCGCGGGCGCCTGATAGCGCAAACAATTTCATGAAGATACCCTCGCTGATCGGTTTGGAAATGGCCGCACCCAAGGGGTGATGGATGGGCCATTCCGAAGCCGATCGACGATCAGGTGTCGGCGACTTGTCTCACGGAGCGACGCGCGGCAACGCGAGCTGCGGCCATCGAAAATCGCTTGATCACTGGCTGGGTGTAGCCGCGGCCACGAAGACTGTCTTCGTTCACATTCTCGCCGCCGAATGCCATTTCGCGCATGTCTTCAGCCATGCGGCTGATGATCGCCGTCGTGGGACTTGGTGCTCGTGCTGGGCGAGGGATCGGTGCGTAGGTGATCATGGATGGCCTCAATTGATTGCTGGAGAGGCCAATATGTCGAATATCGACAATGATTGTCAAGCGTGTACTTGTCGATAATCGTCAATATAATTGTTTGTCGATGGCAAGCGTATGCTGTTGTTCGACAAAATAGGAATCAAAAAGGCGGCCATTTGGCCGCCTTTGTTGTTGATTGTCGCTATTGGGAATTAGTCTTCGCGTTGCACAGAGTAGACCACCTTTCCGACCACCCGGACAATATTCCCGTCACCCTCGGACAGGTCGATCGGCGATTGGTGCCTTGGGTCGGTGGATTCTGGTATCAGCCAATACTTGCCGGTTTCGTCGCGGAAGAGCGTCTTTACCGTTGCTTCTCTCAGCCCGTCCGGCCGCTCAACCTCGATGATGTACCGCTTGCCTGGTACGAACTGTTCCCCGGTCTCGTGGATGTCGGTATAGATGATCGCCGATCCCTCTGGATACCGCTTATTCATTGATGGACCACGCGTTTCGGCGCCGTGAAGCGTGAAACTGCGGTACTCGGGATCATCGGGCACGACGACGTCATAACAATCGTCCTCGTCCCAAAGGGGGGATTCGCTCCATTGGCCAGCCTGGACGGGTTGGCGAACCCGGACCGTCCGGACGGAACCATGATCTGAGATGAAATCCACTGGCTCGCGATGAAAAATCTCGCCGAGCGTGCGCATCTTGGTGAGCGTCAACTCGGTCTTTCCCTTCTCTAGACGGTTGTAATTCTCCGTCGATATCCCGAGTGCAGCGGCCACATCGGCTTGTGTGAGGCCGCTCAACTCTCTGATTTTTTTCAGTTGGTTTGTCATGGCTACTTATAACGATAATCGTCAATTCATGTATGACGGTAATCGACAACAAAAGCGCTTGCCTTTCTTGTCGATAATCGACATATTGGCGATATGAGGTTGAAAGAGTGGCGACTTACGCAGGAATTAACGCTGGCTGAGATGGCTGCCGCGCTCTCGATCGAGAACGCGCGGACTTACCAGCGTTATGAGGATGGAGAAAATCGTCCTGACGCTCCCATCGTCGAGCGCATTATTGCGTTGACCAAGGGTGTTGTTAGGCTCGACGATCTTCATTCGCAGCGTCTGGACTGGCTTCGCAATAAGAGGCCGGATGCTTTTTCCCATCCGATTACTCATCGCCAAGTTTGTGCGGAGGGCACGCGTTGATGCCCCTGCATTCACTCGCACGTGTACGCCGTCTTTCGCCTCGTGGCGGCGTATCTGTCGGCCGGGGGCGTCGATCCTCCACGATCCCCGGCCGCTCACCGTTTCGCAGGGTAGGGAAGAGGACATCCCGCGTGGTTCATACCCACGAGATCGCTGGTTCAAATCCAGCCCCTGCAACCAGTTTCCTTGTCCGTCTTCCATGTGGTCCCCCGTGACCTGCTGACGGACTGAAACTCACATTTTTATCTCTGTCCCGCCACGGGACATTTCATGGGTTTGTCCCGTGGCGGGACGCGCTTGCCTTTTGTGAACTGGAGACCTGACGATGCGCCTTTCTGAAGCCTGGATGTACCGCGTGAAGGCCGCTCAGCGCGACCTGATCGAGGCCTGCGGCACGGTTCGCCGTATCGAGGAACGTTTCAATTTCGGCAAGTCGACGGTCGGCCGCTGGACCAACGGCGCCGACCCGACGCTGATGCCGATCGAGGCCGTGGTCGCGCTAGAGGGCGAGTGCGGCATTCCCTTCGTCACGACCGTCCTCGCCGAACTGCAGGGCCGTCGTCTCAGCGATCCGAACGAAGATGTGGCCGGGGACGTCTGTGTGATGAGCTCGCATGCCGAACTGCTGCGTAGCGCCGCCGAGCTGACGAACGGCATGGCAATGGCGATTTCCGACGGGAAAGTCACGCCGACCGAGGCGGCCTCGATCGACAAGGTCGCCTCGAAGATGCAGTCGGCTATGGCCGACATGCGCACGGCACTGGCCGCCATAAAGGCGCGTGGTGGCGTCAGCGCCTCGCTTCGCGTCGTCAACGAGGATTGATCCCATGGCGCGCAAATCCCAAGCATCTATCACATTCCGCAACGTCAACATGTCTGTCGCAGACGTGGAGACGCTGATGCGTGACCTAAACCGGCATGGCGTTCAGGCGACATCTGGAAAGGCGCATGTCTGCCCGCGCTGCGACAACGTGCTGGCGATCGCCGAGGTCGTCGAGAAGTATTGCGCCAAGTGTGGCGATGTCGAGCCGTGCGAGGTGCGGGCATGAACGCCTACGTGCATATGCCCTGGACCGATGCGCGCGTTCGTGCCGCCGTCGACATGTGGGACGATGGCTTGACTGCCGCGGCGATCGCCGATCGGTTGGGCGGCGTCACCCGAAGTGCGGTGCTGGGCAAGGCCAGCCGACATCCGGATCTATTCACGCCACGTCGCGGCGTCTCGCCGCGGGCGAAAGCCTCGCCGCGACCGGCTAAGTCGGCGGCCCCTGCACAGGGTGGAGCCAGATCATCGAGCTTCGGCTACCAGCCGTCGGCGCCGCGTGCTCGCAAGGTCGAGCCCGTCGTGCCTGATGTCCAGACGATGAACATCCCGAAGCGCCCTACCGGCAATTATCGCCATCGTGATTTCAGTCTCGACGGCAGCAAGCCGGTTCCGTTCTCCAGCGTGGGACGCTTCGACTGCGCCTGGCCACTGGTTGATTTCGAAGATGCAGATACCGGTGACATGCCATGCTGTGGGCGCCCGCGCCGCGGCGGTGCCGCGCCCGACAGCAGCTATTGCGCCGAACACGCGGCGATCTCGCGAGGGCTCGCCTGATGGATTACGGCGCGTTCCTGCATGCGAAGATACAGATGGCACCAGAGGGTGGTTTCGTCGTTTCCGAAGACGAGATCAATTCGATCCTGAAGCCGCACCAGAGGGCGATCGTCATCTGGGCCTGCGCCGGCGGACGCCGCGCCATCTTCGCCGCCTTCGGGCTCGGCAAGTCCGTCATTCAGCTGGAAATCCTGCGCCTGGTCATCAAGCGTTTCGGCGGCCGTGGGCTGCTGGTGATCCCGCTCGGCGTGCGGCAGGAATTCCGCCGCGATGCCGCCATGCTCGGGCTGGAAATCACCTTTATCCGGTCGGTGCTCGAAGCGGGCGCCGACGGCCTCTACATGACCAACTACGAGACGGTGCGCGACGGCAAGATCGATCCGCACCATTTCACCGTCGCCAGCCTCGACGAGGCGTCATGCCTTCGCGGGCTCGGCGGATCCAAGACCTTCCGCGAATTCATGCGGCTGTTCCACGGCGTGCGTTTCAAGTTCGTGGCGACGGCGACGCCGAGCCCGAACGAATTTATCGAGCTGCTCGCTTATAGCGCCTTCCTCGAAGTCATGGATGTCGGCCAGGCGAAGACGCGCTTCTTCAAGCGCAACTCCGAAAAGGCCGATACGCTCACTATCCATCCGCACAAGGCCCGCGAGTTCTGGCTGTGGGTGGCAAGCTGGGGCCTCTTCGTCGAGCGGCCGTCCGATCTCGGTTATTCCGACGAAGGATACGACCTGCCCGAGATGCAGGTTAACTGGCACGAACTCCCGGCGGACCACACGACGGCCGGCACGGAACGCAACGGGCAGGGCCGCCTGCTGCGCAATGTGTCGGCCTCGTTGGCAGAAACCGCGCGCGAGAAGCGTGACAGCCTAACGGATCGGATCGCCAAGATGATGGAGCTCCGCGCCGAGGATCCCGACGCGCACAGGCTGATCTGGCACGATCTCGAGGCCGAGCGTCATGCGATCGAGACGGCCATTCCGTCCGTTCGCACCGTCTACGGCACGCAGGAGCTGACAGTCCGCGAAGACGCGATCATCGACTTTTCCGAAGGCCGAATCCAGGAACTCGCCGGCAAGGCCTCGATCATGGGGTCGGGCTGCAACTTCCAGCGCTTTTGCTCCTGGGCGATCTTTCTGGGCATCGGCTTCAAGTTCAACGACTTCATCCAGGCCGTCCACCGCATACAGCGATTCCTGCAGACGAACACCGTGCGCCTCGACCTCATCTACACCGAGGCCGAGCGTCCGGTGCGCGACAGCCTGGAGGCGAAGTGGCGTCGCCATATCGAACAGAGGGCGGAAATGACCGCGATCATCAAGGAATTCGGATTGTCGGCCGCCGCCATGGCCGCGACGTTGTCGCGCGCCATGGGCGTCGAGCGTATTGAGGTCAGGGGCGAGGGATACCGGATCGCCAACAACGATTGCGTCGTCGAGTGCAAGACGATGGCTGACAACAGCGTCGACCTGATTGTCACCTCGATCCCGTTCTCGACGCAATACGAGTATTCGCCGAATTACGCGGATTTCGGCCATACCGACGACAATGACCATTTCTGGCAACAGATGGATTTCTTGATCCCCGAGCTGCTGCGCGTGCTGGCACCAGGCCGCATCGCCGCCATTCATGTGAAGGACCGGATCGTGCCGGGTGGCATGACCGGGCTCGGCTTCCAGACCGTCTATCCCTTTGCCGACGATTGCACCGCGCATTTCCGCAAGCACGGCTTCGCCTTCCTTGCCCGCAAAACCATCACGACCGATGTCGTTCGCGAAAACAATCAGACCTACCGACTCGGCTGGTCCGAACAGTGCAAAGACGGGAGCCGGATGGGCAACGGCTTGCCGGAATATCTGCTGATCTTTCGCAAGCCGCCGAGCGATGCCTCGAACGGCTATGCTGACAAGCCGGTCGGAAAGAAGAAGCGGAAGTGGTCGGCCGAGGACGCGGCATGGTCCAGCAAAGACGGATACAGTCGCGCGCGCTGGCAGCTCGATGCTCACGGATACGAACCGTCGTCTGGCAACCGGCTGCTTCTGCCCGAGGAATTGCTCGGGTTGGAAGCGAGACAGATCTTCAAGCTGTGGAAGTCTTATCAGCTGGATAGCGTCTATGACTTCGAGCATCACGTGAAGGTTGCGGAAGCGCTCGAGGAGCGCGGTATGCTGCCGTCGACCTTCATGCTGCTGCCGCCGCATTCCAAACATGACGACGTCTGGACCGATGTCACCCGCATGCTGTCGATGAACACGCTGCAGGCGGCCAAGGGGCGCGAACTGCATCTCTGCCCTCTACAGTTCGACATCGTCGACCGCGCCATCCTGCAATACACGGAGGAAGGCGAGACGGTTTTCGATCCCTTTGGCGGGTTGATGACGGTGCCATACCGGGCGCTGAAGCTGAACCGCAAGGCCGAGGCGGTCGAACTCAACCCCGGCTATTTCCTCGACGGCTGCAAGTATGTCGAAGCAATCTCCCGTGAGCGCGCGATGCCGAGCCTCTTCGACATTCTGGAGGCTGCGGAATGAGCGAGGCGATCCGTCTCTTCATTGCGACCGACGATGCAGCACGCGCCTGCCTCGATGTTGTCGGCGTGCATCTGACCGATCTCCCGCCATTCGTGTGCATCGTCACCGAAGCCGCAGAAATCCGCAAGCTTTCGGATGGAGCGCGCTGCATCGGCTGCTGGTTTGCCTGGGGCGCGCGCATCAACGATGCCGCGCAGCTCGCTTGGCAGGATCGCCGCGATGCCGGCGGCCTCGAAGGCGTGACCGTCGCCTTTCTCGAAAAGCTGGACGATTGGCGCGCGAAACGCGCTGCTGCCGAGCGCAAGCTGCTCGCCGAGATCCTAGCCGAAGCAGAGGACGCACCGGTCACCCAATGGACCGATCTCGCCAACGACCAGGCTGCGGCGCGTGCCGAGCCCTCCGCCTCCGTCGCGGTGCTGAACAAACAACAGAGGTGGTCATGAGCTTCGTCGCCGATCATTTCGGGTTTCCGCCCGTCGTCACGAAACAGCAGCTGGTGGCGATGGCGCCGCACGTGCGCAGCGAATGCGTCGCGTTGATGCGCGAAGCCGGGTTGACGGTTGAACAGATCGCTCGGCCGCTCAACGTGCGCGTTGAGGTGATCGAGAAGCTGGCGAATGCGCGCCACAGATATCAGTTGCCGAAGGCGGCGGAGACGGTCGACGAAGGAGATGTCGGTTCGAAGCCACAGCACCGGACTGAAGGCCTGCCGCGTGGCAGCTTCCTCATTTTGAAATATGCAGCGCAACGGCAGTTCGAGCTCTCGATCGGAAAGGACGATCTGGCTTCCGAGCTCGGTGTCTCGCACAAGATCGTCGACGTCGGCATGGCGCGACTGCTGGACGAGGGGCTGATCATCAGGACGCATCCAGGCACCGGCCATAAGCCCCCGGTCTATCGCGCCACCGAGCGCGGCGAGCAATTCGCCGCCGCCGTCTTCCATCTCGACGCGGCCGGGGCATGACACATGCTGTCCGATTCGATCCGGCATATGCGCGAAAGGCTGAAGCTCGAGGGCTCACAGGCCGGGCTGCTGCTGACGCTGCAGGCGTTCGAGATCGAGGCGCGCAACATGGAAGACCGGCTGCACCTGCTGCTTGGCACGCCGCATGTGGCGCTGGACGGAAATCTGATCTCGGCGCCGGAGCCGGCCATTGTCGACATCACGGGAGCGGCCTGATGCGAGAGAAAAGCACCAAGGTGGTTTTGATTGTCGCACCTGATGTGCTGCAGCGCGCCGAGACACTGCGCGCCTTTGGTCTTGATGCCGCCCGTGATGGACTTCGCTATATTGACAAAGCCTACGGTCTGCGCGGCTGGTCGCGCGGTACAGCCTATCTCGCCATCCAACCCGGTCAGTGGTCGACACCTCGAGGCATCGAGCTTGACCAGGTGTTGACGGCACTTACCAGGAGCGGACAGCTGCGCATCGCCAACGATCGCGATCTCGCGCCCCTGAGACTTTCGGGGATGGTGTCCGGATGAGCGATCCCGTTATAGAAGAGTTTGTGCTGAAAGCACAGCAGGTCAGCGTGACCGAGGCGGCGGCTCAGCTCGGCGTGCCGCGACCAAAGGGAGAGAGCAACGGCCGCCCGTGGTCTAGCGATCGCGGCCAGCCGTGCCCGCGCTGCGGCGGCACCGATCGATTTTCGATCAGCGCTACCAAGGAAGCCTGGAACTGCCGCAACGACGGTATCGGAGGACGCTCGGGCATCGGCCTCGCTGGGTATTTGCTCCGTCTCGACCTGCACACGCGCACGGGATTTCTCGAGGCCTGCGCGGCCGTGCTTGGCGAAGACATTCCCGCCGGTGGCCAGCGCGAGACGCCTGAGGAACGGCAGGCGCGCGAAGAGCGTATCGCGGCCGGTCGCGCGAAGGCTGAGGCCGACCGGGCCGAGCAGGATCGTGACCAGAACGCCTATCGTGATGGCGAGGTCACCAAAGCCCGTGGCATCTATTTCCATGCGCAGGAATGCCTGGACGAAACGATTTATGGCGCCCGCATGATCCGCGCCTACCTGCTGCGCCGCACCGGCTGCACCGTTCCGATGGATCTGTTTTTGAACATCCGCTTCAACGGCCGCCATACCTACTGGCACGAGCGCGACGAATTGGACCGGCCACGCTCGATCCACTCGGGTCCGGCAATGATAGCGCCTCTGGTAACGCTCGACGGTCATGTCACCGGCTGTCATCAGACATGGATCGACATGCGAAACGCGCCAAAATTCCGGCCGGATCTCGGCCTCGATGCGAAGGGTGTGCCGCTCGCCACCAAGAAGATGCGCGGCACGAAGAAGGGCTCGCTCGTTCCCGTTCTGGGCGATCTCTCGGCCAAGCGATGGGTCGGGGGCGAGGGCATCGAGAACGCAGTGGCGGTCGCGGGCTTCGAGGGGTTCCGCGGCGATACCTTCTACTTCGCGGCCGGCGATCTCGGCAATCTCGCTGGCCCAGCTGATCGCGCGCGGGGCAGGAGCGAGAGCTATCTCGTCGACGGCCGAAAGGTGCCGGTATGGCCTCATCCGAGGCCTGACCAGCAGCTCGACGAAGCCATGCAAGTTCCGGCGCATGTCGCCGCACTCGTGCTGCTCGCAGATGGCGACAGCGAATTCTATTTCACGGCCGCCGCCATGGCGCGGGCGAAAGCCCGGCTGTCTTCGCCCGGCCGTGACATTGGTATCTGGTGGCCGCCCGAGGGGTCGGATTTCGCCAGCCTTCTTTCTGAAAGGGCATGAGGGGAATGCAGGACAATTTATCGGCGGACATGCCAGGTGGTCTGAAGGATATCATTCAGGACGCCCTGGCGCAGCGCGGGGCTGACCCCGAAACCCCACCCGTCTCAGACGGTTCGGATGAAACCCTCGACGATATGCCGCCGGCGCCACCCGCCGACGACGATTTGAAGGCGATCCTCGAATATTGCGCTGGCCTCGACCACTCGGACACCGACAACGGCAAGCGTCTGCTGAAGCACTTCGGGCAGGATCTGCTCGTCATCGCGCAGGAGAAGGCTAAGTCGGCATTGTTCGGTGTCTGGACGGGAACGCACTGGGATATCGCCAATGGAGGCCCGAAAGCGCTGAAGATCGCGCAGCAGCTCGGCGACAGGATCTCGCAAGAGCGGTTTTATATCAAGCCGACGCAATCCGAACAGGAGAAGATCGAGGCTGGCAAGGCGGCGGCCGAGATGGATGAGAGGGGCGAGGATATTGGCGTCGGCCAGCGCCGACTGATTGCGGCGCGCGAAAAGGCGCTCGAAGCCTTTGGCAAGCGGGTGAAGCGGCGCATGGATCATGCCGTGTCGTCGAAGAACATCGCCCGCATGAATGCCGCGCTCGCCTGCTCGGCGCCGCACATCATCAAGACGCCGGACGAACTGAACGCCGATCGCATGCGCTTTGCCGTGCAAAACGCCACACTGCGCTTCGAGCGGACAATGGAGCGGCGCAAGAACCCGAAATTCATCAGCCGGGAGGAGACGCCGAACGTGCCAGAGACGGTCGACATCTGCAAGGAGGCCGGTGTGAAGGTACACAAGGGGCATCGCCGCGAAGATCTGATCACCCACGTCGCACCGGTGCGCTTTGAGCCGAAGGCAACATGTCCGCGGTGGATACGGTTCCTCGAGACGATGCTGCCCGATCCGGCTGTGCGCCGCCTGGTGCAGGTGTCATCCGGTCTCGGCCTCGTCGGTATCACCGTGCAATACCTGTTCTTCCACTATGGCGACGGCGCCAACGGCAAATCCGTCTACATGGAAACGCTCTGCCGGCTGCTCGGCGACGTCGCGGTGACACTGCCAGCCACCAGCCTGATCGGCGAGAGCGGATCGTCGGGCGGCGCGTCGCCGGACCTGGCGCGGCTGCTCGGCCGCCGGTTGCTGCGGGTCAAGGAGCTGCCGGAGGGTGAAGACCTGAAGGAGAATCTCGTCAAGGAGCTGACCGGCGGCGAGACGATCACCGCCCGCGACCTCTTTGCCGGATACATGGACTTCGATCCGATCTTCGTCGTGCAGATGAGCGGTAACGGCTATCCGAAGATCTCGGGCAACGACGATGGCATATGGCGGCGCATGGCCGTCGTACACTGGCCGGTCAAGGTGCCCGAGGCCGAGCGGCGGGAGTTTGAGGACATGCTGAACTACTTCCGCCCGGAATATCCCGGCATCCTCAACTGGCTGATCGAGGGCGTGAACATCTACCTGAAGGAGGGTGTCGTCATTCCCGACGCGGTGCGCAGCGCGACGCAGGATTATCGCGACGACATGGACCGCACATCGGCCTTCGTGGCGCGCTGCGTGGTCAAGGACGAGAACGCCGAGCCGATACAATCGAAGACCCTTTTTGCCGCCTATTGCCGGTTTACCGAGGACGAGGGCGGCAGGCCGATGAGTTCGACCGCCTTCGGCAGGGCGATGGCGAAGAAATTCAGGAAGGAGACGTCGGGCTACGTCTTCTATCACGGCATCAGGCTGCGCGACGTTCCGGCGCCGCATCGCGACGACGTGCCCGAGCCGCCGCCAGGCCGCTTTGACGACGATGCGCCGCTGCCGGAGGTCTTTTGACCTGCCCCGTAACCCCACCCGTCACCGCCCGCACCCTCCAGATTTGGAGAGTTCGGATAGTTTTTTCGAGGGTTCTTGGAGGGTTTCACGGGGGTGTGGGGGAATGAAATCAATGACTTGGAGAGTTTCGGAGGGTTTTCGCGTGCGTACTATTATCAGAAAGTGAGGAAGGGGAATTTCAATGAAACACAAACGTAAGGCGAGGAATACCATCCAAACCATCTAACCTACTGAATTTAATAGAAATAACTCTCCACAAACCATCCATTGTACTATCCAGACTATCCAAAAGGGAAAAGAAGATGAAGAAGGTATCGATTGAACAGTTCCTGACCTGGGCTTTTACGCAGGAGCTGTGCAAGGTCGGGTCTGGAAGCGATTACGGCCCGAGCATTGCCGGATCGTGGTCGATGGTCAGCGAGGTGGCGGCTCTCGGCACGCTGATCGATCGCTCGCCGAACGGCTATGGCGTCATCCCCGATTACATGGCGGGCGGCGATCCGCATCCGGACGCCGTTGCGGCCGGTGAGGCCGTGAAGAAACTGGCGGATCGTGGCGGCTTCGAGATCGGTGATGGCTGGAAGCCGTTTCCGGAATGGTCGGACGAGCGCGGCCTGATCGCCGCCGAAGTCGCCAGCACCGTGCAGGCGTTGCGGCTTAAGCCGGACGCGCTCGGTGGCCGGCACGTTGTCAACCTGGTGGTGACATACGCGATCCTCGGTCGCGGTCCCGATTGGACGGTGGAGCGTCCGGGCGAGGAGATGATATCCGCCAAGGGTAAGCCGCTGTGGTACGTCGTTCGGTCTGGAAAGGATGGCTTCGGCCGGTCATACACCTACGAGACCGACGGTTTCGACCGCAAGAAGCAGCGGCCGGTGCGTGGCGCCTATCGCAAATACCACCTTTCTGCGTCGCTTCGTGGCGCAATTTTATCTCGCCTGGACTGGCAGCTGTGGCAGGATGCGCTCTCGACGCTGCATCGTGAGCTGTCCGGAGGGCTCCATCACACCACACTGTTGGATTTCTACGCCGATCGCGCACCATGGACGCGCCTCAAGGCATCGCCGCAAGTCTCTGAAAATGCTTGATATAAATTTCTGAAAAGCGGATTGCCGTGCGGCAGATAGTTGACATACATTAAGCACACTGAAAAAGGTTAGAGAAACCCGCTAGGCAACCAGCCCGGCGGGTTTCGCGTTTCCGGCGATGGAGGCGATCATGATCTCGCCGCTGTAATGGCGGCTTTCGAGGGTGACGGCGTGGCTCCAGAACTGCACTTGGATGCTGGTGAAATACTCCAGCTGTCCAGAGCGATCGGAAATCTGCCGGGACAGATCAAGGCCAAGGCGCTGGCAAGTGCCATGCGCAGAATGCGCGACATGGCCAGAACTCGGATCGTGAAGCGCAGCGCGGAACGAACCGATCTGCCGGTGAGCCGCGTGAGAAAGATCACGACAGCCTCGTTCAATGCCGGTGGAAACACCATCGAGGTCGTTGAGAAGTCTGGCTGGATACCGCTTATGGATCTCGGCGCTACTCAAACGGCGCGCGGCGTCAGGGTAAGGGCGCGCGGTTCATACAAGTCGGCCTTCATTGCGCAGATGGGGAACGGACATCGAGGCGTCATGAAGCGCGCCGGTAAGGCCCGCCTCCCGATCAGAGAGCTATTCGGGCCCAACCCTGCGCATGATGTCACCAACAACCCAGACGAATTCGTCAAGGTTCTGGCCGAGTTGATCGAAGACAATCTCGCGCCGCGCGTGCTTCACGAGATCGGGCGGTTGCTCCCAGGGTGACCATCGGGAGGCCGGCGAGGGCCGGACCGACCCACCCCCTGGGCAAGGGACCGTATCAGTTTCCTACCCCCTGCGGGCCGGGGCGACCCCGAACGCCGGTCAGTTTTTGACTTCGAAAATTTGGGTTAACGGGGTTAACGGCGTTAACGCGGCAGTTAACGAGCAGGTTAACGATGAGCACTGTCATGTGGTCGATCGCGCAGATTGCGGCGCGCGACTTGATTTCCAAGGCTGCTGTATCGAAAGCCGTCAAGAAGATGCTCGACGACTGGCGGGAAACGCCTGTGGAGCGTGGTTCTCAAGGACAGGTGATGCGGGTTTCGCTCGCTCACTACGACGAGTTTCGCCAGAGGTTTACGAACCCCGCCAAGGCGACAGCTCCGATCAGGAGCGTGGGAGATCTTGCGCAGGGCGAACACCAAGGATCGACCCGGCCGCCGCCGCGCGACGAGGAGAGCTTTGAAGAGGCTCGTCGGCAGTCGGAGTGGCTGAAGGTTGGTCGTGAAAAGATCCGCCATCAGGAAGATTGCGATCAGCTTATCCGCAAAGATCGAAACGATGAGGCCTTGGCTATCATCGGCGGCGAGATACAGGCCATCCTGAGGCGTTTGCCGAACAGGGCGGACGAGATCGCAATGGCTGTTTCAAAAGAGGGAGTGCACGGTGTTCGCGTCTTGCTCCGCCAGATCGCATTCGCCATCGGTACGGAGATCGCCGACAAGCTGGCGGTGATCGCAACGTCTGCGCCAGAGCATGATCCGCTAATTGAGGATGAAGAGGCGTGACGGTGCATCCCGGCGCTTTGCGATCGGTCGCATCCGTTCTCGAGCGGTCGATCCGCCCGCAGCCACCAGTATCATTTCCAGTCTGGCTACCGAAGAACGTCGTTCTTGTGGACGGCCCGCGAAAAGGGGAGCTATGGTCGGCAGAAGACGCGCCATACCTGGTGGATATCGCTGACTGCCTCAGTCAGGAACATCCCTGTAATTTGGTGACGGTGCGAAAGGCGCAACAGACCGGTGTGACAATCCTCGCTCTCGCCTGGATGATGTACATCGCCGAAAACAGCCCGGACAATGCGCTTTACGGCGTCCCGGGCATCGACGCGCTGCAGGACATCAATTCGGCGAAGCTGCAGCCTCTCATCGATAGATGGCAGGAAAAAACAGAAAAGCTGATCATCCAGCCGACGACAAGTCGGTCCGGCGTTGGGTCGACCACTTACGAGAAGAAGTTTCCGGGTGGCTCAATTTTTCTGGCCAATGCGAACACCGTCATGGACTTGTCGTCCAAGACGACAAGATTCGGGGTTAAGGACGAGGTTTCGAAATGGCAGGCGCTGCCCAATGGCGCAGATCCTGAGAACCTTTTCTTCGGCCGCTTCACGGCCTTTCGCAGGCAGAAGACCTACAAGATCTTCGAACTGTCGACGCCGGAGCTGGACAGCGGAGATGCGCTTGGGGAGGGACCGGGTCATTGTCGGATCGACCGCAGCTTTCGTCGGTCGGACCAGCGGTTCTGGTTTATCCGCTGCCCAGAGTGCCAGCAGGAGATGGTGCAGGTCGACGCTAAACTGCGTATCGACCGCGCGCATCCGCACAAAACAGTAATGGTGTGCGACTGCGGTCATCACATTTCGGAGATGGAGCGCGTACTTGGCGTTCGTCAGGGACGTTACATAGCCACCAAGGATGAGCCTGACAGGCATCCTGGCTTCCACGTCGATGCTTTCATGTCGCTGATGATGTCCTATGAGGCCATCGCCGAGGACAAGATCACCTACGAGGCCAAGGGCGAGGCCGGTGCGAAGGACTATAGCAATCTGGTGAAGGCCCTGCCTTACCAGATGAAGGGGAACGCCCCGGATCACCAGCGGCTCATGGAACGGCGTGAAAGCTACGAAGTTGGCACGATCCCATCGGGCGGGCTTCTGTTCGTCGGCGGCGCCGACGTCCAGTCCTACGGCATTTACTGCGAAGCGGTCGTCTTCGCCGAAGATCGGCAAAGCTGGAACGTCTTCGCTGAATTCTTCGAGGGCGCGACCGACAATCCTCAGGCGGGCGCATGGCTGCTGCTGGAAAAGTGGTATCAGCAGGAGTTCCCTGATGCCAACGGGGTGCTGCGAAAGATCGAGGCGCTCGGCGTCGATAGTGGCTATCGCACCAATCAGGTTCTGGAATGGTGCCGTCGTCATCCCAACACCTATGCCATCAAGGGCATGCCTGGCCGTGGTGTCCCGGCGATCAGCGCGCCACAGAAAAAGTCGATCCAGAAAGGCGGGAAGCGCCGCCGGTTCGGTTCGTCGCTGGCGTGGCCGGTGGGAACATGGTCGTTGAAGGCCGAGCTTTACGGCAACTTGCATAAGGTGGGTTTGCGGTCGGGTGAGGCTGCTGATCCGCCCGGTTATTGCCATTTTCATATGGAGCTCGGCGAGGAATACTTCCAGCAGCTAACAGCGGAATACTTTTCGCAGAAGCTGATCAAGGGGAAGCTCCACGAAGAATGGCTTACGCGGCGCCCTGACAATCACTTTCTCGATTGCAGGATCTACGCCATGGCGATGGCTGAACATCTCGGCCTGTCGCGGATGACGAAAAGTCAGTGGGCAGCACTCAGGGCCAAGCACGATCCGATCATGCATCCCGATCTTCTGTCACCCGCGTCGATCATCGTCGCGCAGCAGACTGTAAAACCCGAGCCAGAACCTCAGCCGGCGTCGCCGGTGGTGAACAAGCCAGAGCCAGAGAACCGATGGAAACGACGCAGGTGAAACCGAGACACAAGGTCAAGGCGACCGGCGTTCGCAGTGATGCCCCGTCTGTTTCTCCTGGCCCCGGCAGGGTGCGCGCCAGCTATATGCGCGACACCCAGTCGGGCGTCATCGCTGCCAGGCCCGCTTCTCTTCGCGAGCATCGTGACGAGATCCGCAGGGTCTGGACGCGCGCGGCCGGGCTTGCCATGGATCTGCTGCAGAACAGTGGAAAGCTTCGTGGCGCAGCGGATCAGATCATTGCTGACACCGTCGGCATCGAGCTCCAGCTCAATCCGCGTCCTGATTTGACCAGGTTCGGATATAGCCCGGAAGAGACTACCGTGTGGATCCGGGACTTGAAGGCGGCTTGGAAGATCTGGGCATGGAACCCGCTCGAGTGCGATTTTCGCGCCAAGTGGACCATCCCGCAGATGACGGATATCGGGGTTCGTCATTGGCTGGCCTTCGGCGAAAGTGTCGGGGTCTGCCAGTATTTGCCGAGGTCGCAGCGTCTTGCGGGAACGCAGAGCGGGACGAAATTCCTGTTGCTTTCGCCGCAGCAGCTGGTCCAGGACACCAATGACGTCGAGGGCCTCTATCAGGGCGTCGTGCATGATAGCTATGGTCGGCCGATCGCCTATCGCTTCGAAGAGAAGCGTGACGGGTTCCGGCAGAAGAAGGATTATGCGGCGCGCGACAGTGATGGCCGGCAGATGGTCATGCACGCCTATGACCCGTTCTCGAGCGACGATGTGCGCGGGATTTCACCGCTGGTGACGACGTTCCGCAAATACCTGATGGCCGAGAACGTCGACGACGCGACGGCGCAACTGATGTTTCTGCAGACGATCTATGCGGCGATTCTGAAAAGCGACAAGCCGAGTGCGGAAGCGTTCGAGGCGCTCGACATGATGAAGGAAGCCGGCGGCGCAGGAGCCGCGGATATCGCTTCTGACTTTGTCGACTACTTCAAAGCGCAGCTCGACAGGGCTGCAGAATCGGAAATACGGCTTGGCCCGGGGGCGGGTGTGTCGCATCTCGCGCCGGGCGAGGACATGGAATTCAAGAGCATCACGGCGCCGGGTCCGAACCACAAGGATGTGATCGGGACGTTCAATCGAGAAACGGCGCGCGCTCTCGGCATCACTTATGGCGGATATACGCTGGACTTCACCGCGGCGACGTATGCCAGCACCCAAATGGAGAACGCTTCGACTTGGCCGATCGCGCGCCGACGCACTGATCGAATCGCTTCGCCACACGTTCTGATCCCTTACGCAAGCTGGGTGGACGAACGTATTGAAACGGGCCTGACCCCTTTCAAAGGCGGGATCGAGGTCTATCGTGCCAATCGCGAGGCGATTCTCTGGGCGATCTGCACAGGTCCAAGCAAGCCAACCGCTGATGACGTCAAGAAGGCCAAAGGCGCGAGCGAGCGGATCATCAACGGGACTGGCACGCTCGAGCAGGAAATCAGCGAGGATGGCGGAGATCCAGAGGAGGTTTTCGAAAACCGCCTCTACTGGCACAACCGCTACATCAAGGCAGGCATGAAGTCGCCGTTCGAACGCGGCCTGCCTAGCGATCCGAGCGCTTCGAGCGACGAGCCTGCGGGCAAGGGCAAGGTGGATGCATGACGAACGCTGTGAAAATCGGCGGCATCATCGTCGATGTCGAAGATCCCTGCGCGCTTTACGCCGTTCTGGCCGCAGCCCGGACCAAGCGCCTTGCTGGCGAGCAGATCGAGGAATCTGAAGTCCGGTCGCCGGTCATGCATCAGCGGATCAAGGTCGCGTCCTCGAGCATCACCGATATCGACAAGGAACTGGTCAGGCTGCAGGCAGCCTGCCAGGCGAAGACAACCGGTTGCCGACCCACGCGGCGCATGCGGTTGCGTTTCTGAGGATATGTCATGAGCTTTCGTTATGCACAGATCGCCCAGCGCGTTTTCAATACGCCGCTGATGTATGATCCTCGCAAGGCCGAGGCGTTCCTGCAGGGGCTTGGCAGCCGCATCGCCGGCGATACGGTTGTGATCAGCAACCCGGAGGGTGCCATTGATCATGTCGGGGGCGGCAACGGCCGACCGCTGGCCGGTAAAGTCGGCGGCCGTATCGAGCGAGCCTATAACCGCGCCAACGTCCTGCCGTTCGACATGGTGGACAATGTCGCGATCATCCCGATCGAAGGCAGTCTGGTGCACAAAGGGGGATGGGTCGGGTCCAATTCCGGCGAGACATCCTACCAGGGTTTGCAGGCGCAGATCTCGATGGCTCGACGCTCGAACATGGTCCGTGGCGTTGCCTTCGAGGTCGACAGCTATGGCGGGATGGTGAATGGCGGATTTGAAACGGCGGCTGCGATGGCGCAACTGTCGAAGGAAAAGCCGACGATATCGATCCTGACCGATCACGCCTATTCCGCCGGCTATCTTCTGGCGTCGCAGGCGCGGCAGATCATCATTCCTCGCTATGGTGGCGCAGGCTCCATCGGCGTGATCATGATCCATGCGGACTATTCGCAGGCGCTCGAGGATGAGGGTATCCGCCTCACGATCATTCGCGCCGGCAAGCAGAAGGCCGACGGAAACCCTTATGAGCCGCTGAATGCAAGCCTTGCCGAGAAGTGGCAGGCGGAAGCGGAGGGCATGCGTCAGGACTTTGCCGAAGCTGTTGCCAAAGGGCGCGGTGGCCGCATCACCAAGTCGCGAGCCCTTGCAACTGAAGCCGGCGTCTTCGACGCGTCGGAAGCTGTCAAGCTGGGCCTAGCCGATGCTGTCGGCGATCCCTTGGAAGCTTTCGATGCCTTTGCCAAGGAAGTTAACCGGGGCTGATCCCCAGGAGACCCATCATGACCAGTCTGATTGCTGCCATCCGGGCCGCTGTGCGTCCCGGAGCGGCCCCTCATGTCTTCGTTACAGGCGAAGGCGAGCCGGATGCCTCTGCATCTATTTCCGAAGCGCCTCTGCTTGAGGCACCGATAACAGGAGCTGAAATGCCTGATCCACAGCCCGGGGCCGGCATTGCCCCTGCATCGATCGCCCAAGCCGTCGCAACTGCCGCAGCCGGTGGCGCCGATGGCTTCAAGGCGGCCACTGACCGCATGAATGCAATTCTTGGCGCCGACGGTGTCAAGGGTGACGCCAAGCGTATGAGCGCAGCGCTCGATCTCTCGACAGCATCGCCGGACATGACGGCTGAAGCCGTCGTCAGCTTCGTCGTTGCGAACGTACCGTCGGCCGAGGCCTTGGCAGACGCCGAGCCGGCAGCCGCCGCGGCGTCGGCGTCCACCGCATCGACCTACGAGGCGCAACGGCTCGCAGCTGCCAACCTCGCGATGCCTGGCGCATCCGGCGTCGGCCAGAAGGCCGCCGCTGTCATCAACCGTGACGCCATCTTCGCCGCGCGTCGCGTAACCCCGAAAGGAGCATGATCATGGCGACGAGCTTCACTGAAACGCCGCGAGACCTCGCCTTCATCCTCTCCGAGGGCAACGGCATGGTGTCGCGCGAAGTGCTTACCATCAAGTCCGGGTCCGGCAAGGTGTTGGCCGGAACTGTCCTCGGCAAAGTTACTGCCGATGGAAAGTACGTTCCGTCGCCGAACGCCAGTGTTGCCGGGAAAGAGGGCGCCGAGACCGGCGTTGCGATCCTTGGCTATGAGGTCGACGCTACCTCCGCAGATGTGCCTGCCGTCTGCGTCACGAATGATGCGGAAGTCAAGTTGCCGATGCTGATCTTCGAAGCGACGGTGAACGACGCGGCCAAACGCACGACCAAGCTGGCGCAGCTGCGCGCCGTCACAATCAAGGCACGATAGGAGAACGACGATGCCTGCACCGAATGTCCATGCTTCCGACCCGTTCAGCCTTGAAAGCCTGACGGCGGCCGTCAACGCCGTTCCCTATCGCCCTGGCCAGGTCAGCGCCAGCGGCATCTTCCAGGAAGACAGCGTCTCTACCACGATGATCTCGATCGAGCGTCGCAACGGCAAGCTCGGCTTGGTGGAGCCGTCTGAGCGTGGCGGTCCTGGTGAGACGACGGGCGATGATGACCGCACCAAGGTGCCGATCAACGTCCCGCACTACCAGCGCAATGACAGCGTCATCGCCGATGAAGTTCAGAACGTCAGGGAATTCGGCACCGAGAGCTCTCTCGAAACCGTCGTCGGTCGCGTCAACCGGAAGGCTGCTCGGCACGGTCAGGACCTGCAGATGACGCTGGAACACCAGCGTGTGGGTGCCTTAAAGGGTATCGTCACGGCAAAGTCTGGCAAGACGCTCGTCGATCTCTACAATGCGTTCGGCATTGCCGTTCCGGCGGCCATCTCGCTGGAACTCGATGTCGACACCACGCTCGTTACCGGGCTCTGGCAGGATGTCGTCTATTCGATCGAAGATTCTCTGGATGAGCCTTATGGCGGCATCCATTGCTTCACCGGTCGTGATTTTCACAAGGCGCTCTGGCAGCACAAGTCCGTACGGGAAACATTTCTCTACGGCACAAGCGCCGTCATCCTGCGTCAAGACGTTCCTGATACCTTCGAGTGGGGCGGCGCGACTTGGGAACGCTACAAGACCGGCGCGAAAGCGACCGCGGATCTCGGCGCACCGTACATCGCCGCCAACGAAGCCCGCGTCGCGATCACCGGTGTCGATGATCTCTACATCACGCGTTTCGCGCCGGCCGATTACAATGAAACGGTGAACACGCCGGGCCTGCCGCTCTATGCGCAGATGATCGAAAAGCTGAACCACAAAGGTTACGACCTGGAAGTTCAGTCGAACCCGATCTCGATCTGCACTCGCCCCGAGGTTCTGCGCAAGCTGACGCTCACCTGATTGCAGCAGCTGATAAGACCCAGGAGGCCGGCGAAACCGGCTTCCTGTTTCCCGATGCCTGGCGAGCAGGTATCCGGCAACAGGAAGGGAGTTCCTACAATGGCATCGACCAAAATCGGCATAGCCTTTCATCATGGCGGCATCATTCCGGCGTCTGTCTTGAAAAAGGACGAAGATGTGACGGTGGCCGCGCACGAGGCGATCGAGGTTCCGGCCGACTACGGCCAGCATCTCATCGACGACAAGTTCGCGTACGCAAAGGACGTCGAAAAGGTTAGCAAGTCCAAGAAGGCCGAAGCGACGTCACATGGAGCCTCTCCCGTGCCTGTGGCAGCGGGTGCAAGCGCTACTGCCGCTGAAATCGCCGCGGCAGAGAAAGCCGTGACGGACGCCGAGGCCGAAGTTGCAGCCGCCGGTGACGAAGCCGCTCGCAAAGAAGCGGCCGATCAGGCTCTCGCGAGCGCAAAAGCAACGCTGGAAAAGCTGAAGGGCTGATCCGGTGGTCGACTGGGAAGCGGCGCGCGACTTCACGCTGCAGGCTTGCGCCGACATTTTCGACTATACCCCTTGCCGGCTGCAGCCTCGGAGGTCCGGTCTGACCGCAAACCACGCGCAGGGTAACGATCCGGACCGCGATGCTTTTGATTTCACGGGCACGATCGATCTCGAGCCGCCGAGCGACCGTATCCCACGCCACTTCTCGGCGGATACCGGCGTGAAGAGCGGCGCCGTGTCTTATGATGCGGTCCTGACGGCGTATGTTGCGGAATGGCCATATCAACCTGATCGCAACGATCACGTCGTCAATACGAAGACCGGTGAGGTCTGGAAGATCGTGGCGAAAGAACAAGACGGCACGGCGCGGCCGGCCTGGTATCTATCGAGGGCGTGATGCTTGCTGCGGAAGCTTTGAGACTTGCTGCGATCGAGGTTCTCTGCCCAACGGCCGCAGCAATAGCCGGGGGAGGATTTCCCACACTGGCCGGTCCGCGCGTTCTCGACAGCAGGGCCGTCGCAATAGAGGATCTGGATAGGTCGCGGGATTACACGCCGGTTCTTGCTCTCTATACGCCTGAAAGCGGCGTTTCGCTTCGCGGCCCGCTGGCCGCGGTGGATGACACAATTGCCGACGCGGTCCTAGATGTGGTCGCAGAACTCGCCATTACGTCATCGGACGATCGGGGCGATTTCGCCGACGCAATGGCCGACACTGATCCCGAAGCCAGGCTCGTCTTGGCAGCGCTCTGCGCTCAGGTGAGGTGTCAGCTTGACCGCGCGGCATCTGGCGGTTTGTGGCGGTCGCTCGTCAATCACATCATCAAGATCGAGGAACAGACATTCGCTGTCCCTGATCTCGGCCTTCGGTGGCAAAGGGTCACCATGAGGTTCCATTGCCAGATCCATGATGACGATTTCGACGGCGACGGCTTGCCGCAGCCGCTCCGATCCGTCTTCGAGGCCCTGCCGGTTGAGAGTTATGCGAAAGCGAAACTTGGAGCCTTGGGCCAGTATTTTATCGCCACAGCGCCGCCGCCGCTGGAAGGCATCCGAGCAGTTGTAAAAACCGGCTCGGAAGACATCGTAATGGGCGTCGGCGATACCGCGCCCTGACCTCAGGAGAAATCGATGACGAGGATTTATGTCGCGGCGCCCGATCGCGTGATCCCTGGCGGCTGGCCGGAAGACGGGCGGCCGATCAATGAACTTAGCCAGCTCGAACGCAATCTGGTGAGGGATGGTGACCTCGTTGAGGTGAAGCCCGCCACTACCACGAAGAAGGATTAGACCTATGGTAGCCAACATCCCGAGCGATATCGTCGCTCCACTTCTTGCCTTCGACGTGGAGTCGGCCGGGCAGTTTACCTCTGAAACGAAGATGATCCTGCTCGGGCACGGCCTTGCCGCTGGCACCCTGGCAGAAGGCGGCATCTCGCTCTGCTCCAGTGTCAATGAAGCTCGCGCGCTTGCTGGCCGTGGCTCGATGCTGGAAGGCATGGTGATCCGGACACTCCAGAACGCGCCTAGTCAAGAGCTTTACCTGGGGCGCGTAGCCGATGCCGGCACGGCGGAGATCCGGACCGTCACCATCGGTGTCGTGCCGGCCAACGGTGGGCAGGGCGTCCTGCAGCTCGCTGGCGAGGATGTCTCGATCGAGATCGCCGCCGGCACATCCGCAAACGCGGTTGCCACGGCTCTGGCTGCTGCAGTCAACGTGTATTTCAACGCCGCGACCAAAAAGAGCCTGCCGTTCACGGCGACTGCCGCGACCAACGTTGTCACGCTGACGGCTCGTCATAAGGGTGTCTATGCTTCGAAGCTCGACGCATTCGTTCCAATTATCGATGGCGGCAATGCGTTCAACGGCATCCTCACCTTTGCCACCACCACGGCCGGCGCCGGTGTGCCCGATGTCGCCGTTGTGCTCGCGGCGATGGGCGACGATCCCTTCGAAATCGTCATCTCGGCTTTCGGCGATGACAGCAATCGCACGAAGCTCGACGACTTCCACAACAGTACCGGGGGGCGCTGGTCTTATGCCCAGCAGATCTACGGCCATGCATTCTATCCGAAGACTGGCACGACAGCCGAGCTGACGGTCTCCGCGCTGGCGAAGGATACCTGGCATCTGACAATGATCCCGATCTTGTCGAATTCGGGCATGGCGACGCCGGATTACGAATTCGTTGCTGCTGTGATCGGTCGTATCGCGCCGTTGCTCGGCAGTGGCGCCGATGGCCGCGTCTCGGTCAACCAGACCGGCCTCAAGGTTGAAGGTGTTCTGGCGCCGCGCGACCGCACATACTGGCCGGTTTATAACACTCGCGACGTATTTCTGAAGAATGGCGTTTCCGCCTGGAAGGTGAATACCAGCGGCGACGTGCTAATCGACAAGATCATCACGCAGCAGCAGACGAGCAAGGATGGTGTGCCTGATACAGTCTTCCGGGACATTCAGGCAGTTTACCAGCTGACCTATGGTCTGAAGTTCCATCGCATCGCTCTAGCCAACGAGCACTCAAACAAGGCCATCGTGGATGACAATCCAGCGAACAATCCGAACCTGCGGACAACGAAGGATATCAAGGCTACGCTGGTGAACTCCACGGTGCAGCTCCAGATGCGAGGCGTGGTCGAGGCGTCGCAGGAACTCCTGGATCAGATCGCGGTAACTCGTGATCTCGACAACCGAGGTCGCGTCAACATCGAACTGCCGATCGATCGGGCCAACCCGCTCGACGTCTTCGCCGGCCTCGCCCGCGTATACTCTTAACGGTAGGGCGTTCTCGCCCTCCCATATCTTTTTCTTTTTCAGGAGAAACTGCCATGGCTGGCAAGGATTTCGGCGGGCGCATGAGCGTCCGGCTTTCGAGCGGCAGCACGCTTTCACTGCGCGGCACGTTCAATGTTTCCGGTGCGCGCTCCTCATCGGAGGCGGTCACCAATCAGGACGGTTCCATGGACCGCACCTTCACACCGCGCTCGCCGAGTGCGGCTATCAACTTTCGCGATGGCGATATCAGCGCCGACGACCTGATCGAGGCTCCGCGCCAGAACATCGTCATTAACGAGGAGAACACGGGCGTTACGCACCACTTCATCGACGCCGTCTTCACCGGAACACCAGAGAGCAACCGGGTCAACGGTGAAGCCTCCGGCGTGACGATCGTAGGCGAGACCTATCGCAAGACCGGTGGCTGACGATGGCGCAGAAGACCATCAAGCTCTCGCAACGCTATGAGCCACCCGGCGAAAAGCCGTTTGAAAGCATCACCCTGCGGGAGCCGACCTATCAGGACATCATCATGTCCGGGCTCGGCTTCCCGCAGGAACTGCAGCCGAACGGCCACGGTGGTTCGATGGTGGTGACCTATTATCCCGTCGTCGACGCATACGCGCAGCGGCTTGTCGTCTCGCCGGAATATAAGGATCTCGCGGGCCTGTCCTTCGCCGACACCAATGATCTGCAGGATGCAATCTGCGGTTTTTTCCGGCAGGCGGCACTGAAAACTTCATCAGCGCCGCAGACCAATTTGTCTTCCGACTCCGATGGGACGCAGTAGCCGTCCAGCGAATGACGCTTCGCGAATTGTTGTGGTGGGGAAACCGCGCGATCGCATTCCGTAAAGGTTGATCATGACACGCGAAGTCGAAGCCAGGCTCAAGATATCGGCCGTCGACAAGACCGGTCGGACGCTGAAGAACGTGTCCGATAAGATGGCCGATATCAACAAACGCGCGGCCGCTTTCAACAGGCAGCAATCCGTTCTGGGTAAATCGACCGCAGCCATGTACGCTGGTATCGCGCGGTTTGCCGCTCCGGCTGCGCTTGCCTATGGCGCCAAGAAGGCGCTGACGGACTTCGCCGCCGTCGAGCGGCAGATGAACCGGATCGGCATCACAGCCAACGCCAGCGCCGAGGAAACCAAGTCGGCTTTCACCGAACTGCAGTCGACGACCAAGCAGCTCGCCATGGGCGTCGAGGACGGTATCACCGCGCTCGACACGCTGGTCGCATCAGGCATGGACTTGAAGGAGGCGATGGCTTTCCTGCCATCCGTGCTCGCTACAGCGCAGGCGTCGGGCGCGGCCACCGACGATATCGCCAACACCGCGATCAAGGCGGCTTCCGCGCTGAAGCTTGAAACCAGCCAGATGCAGCGGGCGTTCGACATCATGGTTGCTGGTGGCAAGGCCGGTCAGTTCGAGTTGAAGGACATGGCGACCTATATCCCGGACCTCGCGAACTCCTTTGCGTCGCTGGGCTACACGGGCGAAGACGGCCTGAAGAAGCTGGTGGCGATCCTCCAGACCATTCGCGAGGATACTGGATCTGCGTCGTCGGCCGCGACTTATGCGGGGAATGTGTTCGGCAAGATCTATTCGGCTGATACCGCCAGCAAGTTCTCGAAGATGGGTATCGATCTTCGTAAAGAGATGGATGCCGCCCGGAAAAGCGGCGAGGATACGGTGGCCGCCTTCGTTCGTATCTCGAAAGAGGCGATTAAGGGCGATCTCAGCAAGCTTCCGCTGCTCTTCACCGACGAGCAGTTTCGTCTCGGCATGCAGTCTTTGATGACATCGGCGGATAGCTACAAGAAGTTCATCGACACGGTGAATAGCTCGGAGGTCGATGGCACGGTCTTGCAGGATCTCAATCGCGTGACGGGTGACACGCAGGCCAGCATCGACAAGCTGTCGAGCAGCTGGGACAAGATGTTGAACAGCGTCGGCAAGGGTGTTGCCCGGCCGGCCGTGCCGATCATGGATGCGATTTCGAAGGATGTCGATTACGGTAGTGCAGTCCGCGAGGCTCTTGGAAAGCAAGGTAAAGGCTATTGGGAGACGGAAACGTGGATGGCGATGAACCTGCCGTTCGGTAGTTTCTCACATAGCGCCGAGGCAGATCGCCTGGCACTCACCGGCGGTTACCGCGATCCCGAATTCATCAAGCGGATGAGGCAGGGACCGAACATGCCGCAGGGTCCGCAGCTTCCTGAATTTCCCGGCGGTGATCGTCATCTCGATCCGCGTAATCTTCCGAAGACTGGTGTGCCGGCGCCGGGCTTTCGCCCGTCAATGGTCACCACACCCAAGGTCAATTTGGCGGAAATCTATGGGCAGTATGCCGACAGCCGCAACTCGGCTGCTGGATGGGAGCAGGCGAAGGCAGCTGGCATAGCGAGCGCGCCAAGCTTGCCATCCGAATTTTTCCGCATGCCGTCAAAGGACGAATTCAAGGATGCGTTGAAGATCGACCTCGGCGGTGACGAAGCCGGTCGCCAGGTCGCCGATGGCGGCAAGGAAGCCGGCAAGGCCATCGAGGACTCCGCCGCATTCTTCAAGGTCGCCGGGCATGATGTCGGCGCGTCGATCATGGCGGCAGCCGAGAAGCTTGCTGCTGCGGCCGGTCGTTTCAATTCGTTCGGGCCGGGCACCGCAAACGGTCCGCCCGGCGTCAATGCCAATACGGGCCGCTCGATGCCCGCGTCTGCCAATCGGCCGATGAATGCAGGTATGGAGTAAGGCGCCATGAGGCATTGGCAAAGAGATCTGCGACCGGCCAGCTTTCGCGGCATTCGGTTCTGGGTCGATCAGGACGCGTTGTCCGGTGGAAAGCGCATCGCCCGTCACGAATATGCTGGTGGTCGGCAAACGGTTCTGGAAGAGGCCGGGCTGGCTACCAGCATCTATGATGTCACGGCCTACCTACTCGGCGATGTGAGTGATCTGCAGGTCGTCGCGTTGCAGACCGCGTGCCTGGCGGTCGGGCCTGGGCGGCTCGTGCTACCGATCGACGGCGGCTTCATGGCCTATGTCGAGAACTTCAGCCGTTCGCGGGAGCGTGACCGGCAGGGTTACATTGCCTTCAGCTTCTCCGCCATTCCTCTGAGCAACGAGTCCGGGACGATCCTCGGGTTGGCGGATGTTACTTTGGCCTACGTCACCGATATCGTCGACGCGGCCGCCGGATTGTCGAGGTTGTTCCGATGAGCGTCGATCGAGATGCATTGTGCTCCTGGTTGTCCGACCTTGCGGCCGTGATTGTCCAGGATGCTGACGACCTAGCGGACGTGGCAACGCGGATCGTGGCGGCGCCGGATCTCTTGGCCGCTGCGTTTTCGACGGAGATCCTGTCGCTCATGCGGATCGTCGGTGAGAGCGTCACAACTATAGGCGGGTTTGATAGCTTGAAAGCCGGCACCTTTGCCGATGACGAAACCGAGGCCGCCGGAAAGATCCTTCTCGCCGTCGGGCTTTCGCTTGCCAGTGGCCGGGTGGAGTGGATTTCGCGTCCGCAGGCAAGAGCGGGGCGTGAGCGGATATCGGCGGCCGGAGACGCGGCGCTTGCTGTTGTCTCGACAATCGGCGCAGATGCTGCGGCTCTGTATGGCTGGCTCTCTCGGCTGGTGCAGACCTCCGTTCGATTGGTGTCCGATCTCGCAGCCGATCTGGCGCCGGTCGGTCGCGTGGAAACCGGCATCTCCATGCCTTCAACCGTGATTGCTTACAAGCTCTATGGTGATGCGGGTCGCGCCGCCAGCCTCGTCGACATTGCCGGATCATCGACCCCAATGCTGATGCCGATCGGCTTCGACGCCCTGGAAAGTTAACATGTTCGAGAATGTGACGGTGGCGGGGTTTCCGCCGATCAAGCAGATCACCATTAGCGTTTCTGCTGAACAGGCGGCGCGCTCGGCCAATCTGGATCTTGTCATCGTTGGTCCCGGCCTTCCTATCATCACCGGTCAGGAGGCCGTCATCAAGGCGACCGGCACACTAATGCTGACCGGCTATGTGCGCGACATCGACACGGCCTACACCGAAGGCGAACGCAGCCTCGGCTGCAGCCTGGTGTCCCGCACCGTCGATTTCGTCGAGTGCTCGGCTGAGCACAAGACGGGGGAGATCTTCGATAAGGATATCATCTCGATCGCGAAGGAACTCGATTCTCTCGGTGTAGGCATCAAGTCGGACGGCACGCCATTTCCAAAGGAGCCGCGCCACAAGCTCAATCTCGGCGAAAGCCCTTTCAGCTCGATCGAGCGGAGGGCGCGCGGACGCGGCGCCCTGATCCACGATACGGCCAAGGGCGAGATCATGATCGCCAGCAAGCCGGGCGGCACGCACGCCGGCACGTTGCGGCGAGGGCTCCACATCCTGCCTGGCGCATCGGCGAACTTCACCGAATCTGGCCGCTACAGCGACATCAATGTGCGCGGACAGACGACCGAGGGGACGGAGAAGCAGCAGCTCCGGCCACAGACGTCTGTCCGCGATGGCGGCATCAAGCGTCGACGTCCGTTGATCCTGGTGCATGAAGGCGAGACGACGCTCGACCGAATGAAGACGCGTGCCGGTTGGACGGCCCGCCGTGCCGCCGGCAACGGGGTGACGGCGAGCATACCGGTGACCGGATGGCGCGACGACGCAGGCATGATCTGGCAGCCGAACTGGCTGGTGCATGTCGAAGACGACTGGCTCGGGATCGAGGGGCTGATGATTATCAAGAGCATCGTCTTCGAGCAGAGCGACATGACCAAGGCGACACTGTCTCTTGCCGATCCGCGTGCGCTCGGCGGCGAGAACCCGCGCAGCAAGACTGCGAGCGGCTATGCGGCGCCTGCCGTCGTCGACGCGGAGTATGAAGACGAATGATCCGGATAGATCTCGACGGCCGCGTGATCGAGCGTGGCGGGCAGCAATTTGTGTCCGGTCGTGGCGCCTATGGCGATGCGTGGACGCGGATATACAGGCCGGAGCCACATGGCTTCGCGTCAAGTCCGATCGCTGGCGGCAAGGGATTCGTTCTGCCGAAGCCTGGCACGCCCGATTTCGCGCTCGTAATCGGCGGCGAACATCCGAGCAAGCGGCCCGTTCTCGAAAACGGTGGAACGGCAATCTACGACGCCTTCGGCAATATTCAACGCTTTGTCGCTGCCGGGATCGTGGTCGACGTCGCCAGCCGGACGATCGAGACGACTGCCGGAGGATGGGTCTTGCATGGTCCGGCAACGATCAACGGCAACCTTCAGGTCAACGGCAACATTACTGCAAGCGGCGTCATCACCGACAGCGACGGAAACAACGGCGCCTAGGCACGCTCTCTTCACATAGACGAGGATAACAGTGGTTCGCATCATTCCCAAGGATGATCGCGCCGAGCCCTATCGCGCGCCGGATCTCGGCTGGAATGGGTTTGTTGGCGACCTGATCATCAACGCATCCGACCACCCGAGCGCGCCCGGCGACTTCCGTGCGGAACAGGGGATTGCGACACAGGTGCTCATCCACCTCATGACCGATCGCCGCGTCGAGGAGAGCGAGCTGCGCGAGGGTGAGGAAAACCGCGGATGGTTCGGTGACAGCTTCGATCGGATGGATGGCGAGGAGCCGCTCGGCTCTCGGTGGTGGTTGCTGCGCCGACAGTCGCTTTACGACGGCATCGAGATCGATGCGCAGGACTATGCGATTGAGGCTCTGCAGCCGCTGATCGATCAGGGCGTGGTCTCCCGCATCGAGGCTGTTGCGACCGCCGATAGGCCGGCAAACCGGCTTGACTGTGTGGTCACGCTCTACGGGCGTGACGGTGCCCGCCTCTACCAACGTAAATTCGAAAGCTTATGGAGACAGATCGATGGCGTGGACTATCCGCTCGCTGGATGAGCTTTCGTCGCGTGCGCGCGGATACTTTCGGCAGTATCTGCTGGGCACCGATACCAGCCTGAAAAACAACTTCGTCACCGTCGTCGTGAAGGTGCTGGCCGGCCTCGGGCATGAACTGGAGCTTCGGGCCGGTTGGCTAGCGCGGCAGATTTTTCTCTACAGCGCGGCCGATCAGTTCGTCATTCAGCACTGTGCCGATGTCGGGATATACCGCAAGCAGCCGGCGGCCGCTGTAGGGCTGATCACCGGTACTGGCACGCCAGACGCCGTCTATCCTGCGGGCGTCCGGTTCGTCTCCGCCTCGGCGATTTACGTTTCTACGGCTGCTGCGACGGCTGGCGGTGATGGTTCGGTGCCTTTCGCGGTCTCGGCCGAGACCAAGGGCGCCGATGGCAACAGGGATGCGGGCGGCGCGGTCAGCCTTGCCGACCCCGGCCTTTATCCAGATCTCTCGTCAACCTTCACGGTGTCTTCCGCCGGCCTGGGGGGAGGTGCCGATCTCGAAAGCATCGAAGATCTCCGTCAGCGCGGTCTGCAGCGCAAGCGCAACCCGCCTGGTGCCGGCACGTTGACTGATTATGAGCGTTACACTCGTGAAGTCTCAGGGGTGTTGAAGGCGTGGGCGTTCCGCGCCGCGTCACCTGGGACGATCTGGGTCTACTTCCTGTTCGCTAATCGCGTGAACCTGATACCGGAGCCCTCCGACGTCGCCGTGGTTCAGGCCTACATCGACACCAAGCGCCTGATCCGGGTCGACAACACTGTCGCGCTTGCACCTGTCGCGAACCCGATCGATGTCACGATCAATGGGCTTTCCAGCGACACGGCGGAAATTCGGGCGGGCATATCGGCGGCGATCACGGCGATGTTCCTGGCGAAGTGCCGACCGGGGATACCCGGAAACACCTTTACCGTGTCGAAGTCGTGGATCGGAGAGGCGATCTCGGGTGTCACGGGCGAGGATCGCCACGTCCTGGCGCTCCCGGTCGGCGATGTCACGCTAACCGATGGCCGCTTTCCGACACTGGGCACGGTGACATATGGCTCGTGATCCAGCCCTCGTAACCATCACGACGACGGGGTCCGACACGCCCGACGATGGCCGGGTTCCGCTCGTCGATGACGTCCTGTCCAATCCGGGCGCGGATGATCTGCTGGGCTCTGCGCTCTCCATGTGGCCGACTGGGGCCGCCTTCGGCTCACCCGATGGAGAGGCCGTCAGCCTGGACAGTTCGCTGGCGGGTTTCACGCGTGTTCTGGTGTCACCGTTTGCGCAGGTCTACGCGCGCCTCTGGTCTCTTGCGCGAGAGGCAACCCTCTCCGGTATCAGTGAACTCTTGCCGGAGTGGGAGGCAGAGTATGGTCTGCCGGACAATTGCGTCACCGGAGAAACATCCGCAGCGGAGCGCCTCCGAGCCCTGGAGGCGAAGGTCAACAGCCAGGCGGTCAATACGCCGCAGGACTTCATCAGCCTCGCCGCGCGCTACGGGTTCACCATCACGATTGAGGAGCCGGCGATCTTTGAGTGCGGCTTCTCGGCCTGCGGCGGCGATCATGTCGTCGGTGATCGGTTGCAGGAAACCTATTGGCTCGTGCACGTGAGCGGTCTTGCCATAGATTTTTTCACCGCCGGCTTCTCGCAGTGCGGTCTCGATCCGCTCTTCGACATCGGCGACGCCGAGCGTCTGATGTGCATCCTGCGGCGTGTCGCGCCCGCATGGACCACCCCCATCCTCGTTTCTGAATGATCTCCTGAAGGGTGACAAAATGAAGTATCAAAAGCCTTATGGATCGGTCGACCCGGACGCGCCGTATGTCGATTATAGTGCGGGCGTTAATAGTGGATCGAAGATCCCGGCAGGGTTTCCGAACTGGACGCAGCGGGAGATCGTGGACGTCATCAGCAAGGCCGGCCTCGCGCCCGACGATGTCTTACAGCTTGCGTCCGCCATTCAGTCGCAGAAGCTGAATTATGTGGTCGCAGCTGGCTCTGCCAACACAATCACAGGTGCATTTTCGCCATCGCTGGCGACAGCTGATTATCGCGCCGGTCTTGTGCTGAACCTTCTGGTAGCCGCCAACAATACGGGTGCGGCTACCTTCAACGGCAAGGCCATCGTCAACAACAATGGCGGGGCGTTTATCGGCAACGAACTGGTCGCTGGCAACATCGCCAGTATGATTTACGACGGAACCCGGTTCCGGCTAGTCGGAACGTCGAAAGGCCGGATTCTCAACACTCAGGTGTTCAAGACGGCTGGCGTCTTCGTTTATACGCCGACCCCTGGAACTCAGTACGTGGACGTTGAAGTTCAAGGTGGTGGTGGTGCTGGGGGTGGAACACCAGCTACAGGAGCTTCTCAGCTTTCTATTGCCGGGGGCGGCGGCAGCGGTGCGTGGGCTAAAAAGCTCATCACGTCTGGGTTCTCGGGCGTCAACGTTACCGTGGGTGTTGGAGGCGCGGGCGTTGTCGGCGGCACAGGAGGCAATGGTGGCGCATCTAGCTTCGGCGGCATAGTTAGCGCGAATGGGGGTAACGCAGGCGGGACTGCTGGGCCAGCAAGCAACACTAGCAATTTCAACACATCTGGTGGTGCGGGGGGGATCGTTGGCGCATCTGGGGATATCAATGCGGCGGGCATATCAGGCCTTGGTGTCTTGATGGTTAGCGGTACTGGCACCCAAGCAATCTCCGCCGCCTCAAAATTTGCTGGGGGTCCTGGTGCGGGCGGACAAGGCGGCAGTAGTCCTGCCAGCACGGCAGCTCAAGTCGGCGCTTCGGGGCAGCCTGGAATTGTCATCGTCACGGAGTATGCATAATGGCTAAGTGGGCATTGATAATAAACGGCATGGTTCACGAGACCACCTCTGACAACCCAGAAGGCCGGTTTGCAGACGACCTGCAGTGGGAGAGCTGTGCTGCATCTGTGAACCAAGGCTGGACTTTCGCAGATGGCAAGTTCTCGGCACCAGCTGCATCCCTAGAGGATGCCAAGGCGGCTCGCATAATCTTCCTCACAAGTGCGTGTGCGGCAGCGATTGTAGGAGGCTACTCATCTGGCGCGCTTGGCTCTGATCACGTCTATCCAAGTGGCGTCACCGATCAGATCAACATGATGGGCAGCGTCACGGCAAGCCTTCTTCCTGAGCTAGCTCCGGACTGGGTCACGCCATTCTGGTGCGAGGACAGCGACGGGTTATGGGCATATCGCCCACATACGGCCTCGGAGATCCAGCAGGCTGGCTCAGACGGTAAAGCGCATGTAGTGAACTGCCAGTCGACCCTAGCGCAGCTCTCTGCGTCCATCATGGCTGCCAGCACCCCAGCTGCAGTCGCCGCCATAGAGTGGCCAACAAACGCTTGACCTATCGTTCCGCTTGCTGCGCCTCGCCTGCTGCCGGTTGTTTCGGCAGTAGGTATCTCTGCAGTCGGAGTAACGGGCGCTCAATATATGTGTTGAACGCCAAGCCACTGTAGATTGACAAGAAAACGAACAGAGCCGCAAACGCAGGAATAGAAAGGTAGGACTCAGCCGGCCCCCTGACGGCGGCGCGGAACGGGATCATCACGACCATGTGCAGCAAGTAGATTGCGTATGAGGCGTCGCCAAGCCTGATCACAAATTCCGGCACCCTGAGCCGGCCTTCCGCCCCGACGGCAGCGGCCACGATGAGCACACTTGCTATCCCGAAATGGAGGAAACGAGTGCCAATGTGGCCGGGATTGAAGTGTTCGTGCGCGACTTCACGCGCCGACCAAAACCAAAACAACACACCGAACAGGCCCAGATACACCCAAGCCTTCTCGAGAGATTCCCGCGGTATGAGGGCCAGCCCACACCCAGAGAGGAAGTAAAGGTTGATCGCGCTGAACCGGTAGATCGCTCCGGCGTGCTTCGGCCCAACGAGGGTAACGGCGATCGACAGCACGCACCAAGCTATGAATACGTTCTTCAGCATCCGTCGAGGCAGAAAAGCCACGATTGCGAACGTCAGATAAAAGTACATCTCATAATTCAACGTCCACGCTTGCGGAATGAAACAGTGGTCGTAAGCGCTGGGCAACAGAAAGAACGACTGGATCAGAGGCGTGGTAATATTGTCTATGCTGTAACAGGGAGGTGGGAACCTGTAGGCGTCCACGTATACCAAAGCCGCAATCGCCCACACGATCCAGTAGGCCGGGAATATACGCCAGATACGCTTGAAGACGAATTTTGGTCGGTATGAGGTCTCGCCGAGATCGTTCCGGTGCACCGCCACCATGATGAAGCCGGATATCACAAAAAATAGGTCTACGCCCGCAAACCCGAAATACTCGAAGGGCTTCAGCATGATGCTGCCTCCCCACTCCGAGGTGACCGTAGAAACGTGGAACATGACCACTGCGATAACGGCGATCGCACGCAGGCCTTGGATGTTATCCAGACGGTTATTCAACGGAACGTCCTGAGCTGGAGAGTGTGGCGCTTACAAAGAGTTGTAAAACCACAAGGCTCGCCCTGACGCAATGAGTTAGTCAAATCAACCCTTACAATCTGAGAGCGTCCATGTTCACGACAGTCTTGCGGCTCGCGCCCATATCGGTCGCGGTCTACCCCTTCCTCGTGCCTATCGCCTGGCTGATGACGCTGCTGTCGTATGCCATGTCGCCGGTCATCGCAGGCATCTCCATGGCCACGGGCAGCAATCAAGTGCCGTGGCTTGGCTGGTTTTACACCCACGACGCCAGCCTCGATGGCGGGATAGAGCAAAGCAAGGACGGCTACGACCCGAACGCCAAGGGCTTCAAGCTCTGGTGGCAGCGGGTCTCGTGGATCTGCCGAAACCCCGGCTATCGCTTCAACGCCTATGTGCTGGGTTACCCGGCCGAGGCGTCGATCGTGATCCTTGAGAGCGGTACTGGCTGGCCTCCCGTCAAACACTGGGTGGTTATTGAGCTGAAGGACGGCAAGCGCATTTTCAGCTACCGCAACGGCTCGCGTTGGTTCGGCTGGAAGCCTGAGCCGATCGGCGGGCGCCACCAGCTCAAGAGCAAGCCTTTCTGACGTCATCCCACAATCCGGAGCTTTCCATGAACCGCGCGAATTTCTTCGCGAGCGTGCGAACCTCGCTGTTCGGCGGCTCGCTCAGCTCGTCCCAAGTCCAAGGGATCGAGGCCATCCTCGACGAGGCAGCGAAGTCTGTCATCGATCCTCGCTGGCTGGCCTACATGCTGGCGACCACCTATCACGAGACGGCTCGTACCATGCAGCCGGTCATCGAGACCCGCCAGCCGGATGAAGCCACCAATCCGACGGTGGACAAAGCCATTGCTCGCCTCGAAAGCTCATGGGCAAAAGGGCGGATGCCGTGGGTCAAGTCGGCCTACTGGCGGAAGGACGCGCAGGGCAAGTCGTGGCTCGGTCGCGGGCTGGTACAGCTGACCCACAAGGCCAACTACGAGCGGATGGGCCCGATCGTCGGCGCTGATCTCGTCGGCAATCCTGATCTGGCCATGCGGGATGACGTCGCCGTCAAGATCATGTTCGAGGGGATGGCTCGTGGCCTCTTCACCGGCAAGAAGCTCGGCGACTACTTTACGGCGCAAAGTTCTGACTGGGTGAGCGCCCGCAAGATCATAAACGGCCTCGATCGGGCCAACGACGTGGCGGGCTATGCCAAGCGGTTCCATGAAGCCTTGCAGGCCGCCGCATGAAGGCGAAGGGAAAGCCCACCGAGGCGAAGAAGACCGGCGAGCCTGGTTGGAAGTGGCGCCGGCTGATCATATTCCCTGTCGTGACCTGGGCCTGCTGGCAGCTGATGAAGCTGATCGACGCGCCCGACACTCGCGTCAATGAGACGGTTGCGTGGATCTGGGGTGTCATGATCATGGTTCTCGTGCTCGGCTACACCGGGTTCGCGACCGTGCAGGACATCATCGCGATCTGGCGCACGGGCACTGGGTTGCCGTATGCCACGCCGCCTGTTGCCGTCGACGGAGATCCGGTCGACCAGCCCTGCCCAGAGCCGTACGAGCCGCCACCCCGACCATTCAACGCCAGAGACGAGGGCAGGTCATGATCGGCGCCATATTCACTTTCCTTTACCGGGCCATCGGGTTCGGGGGGATCGCGTTCCTCGGGCTTTACATTGTGGATTGGGGAATCCCCGGGGCTTCCCGCATTCCTTACCTCTCGAACATCCCGATCATCGGTGGCCTGACCACGGGCAGGGCTCATTCGTTCGCCGCCGATCAGGTCAAGATCGCGACCGCTCAGCAAACGGCAATCTGCAACGGCCGGATCGAAAAGCTCTCATCATCTGCCGAACTCGCCGCGGCGCTCGCAACGATCGACCGAGAGCGCGCTCTTCGCCGCATGGCTGATGAGGCGGCCTTTGAGGCCGATAAACGCGCTGAGAAGGCTAAGCAAGGCGAGGCAGCCAAGGCAGCCGAGATAGAACGTCTCCGCGCCGAAGCAGACCAGGATGCCGAACTCACCCGCCCCAACGCCAAGGATAAATCATGGTCACCAAAGCGCTAGGCGTTGTGCTCATCGCCGCAGGTCTCGCATCCTGCCAGACGACCGACGAGAACGCCGGCAAACGGCTGCAGGCCGCCGCAACGGCACAAGGACAGGCGGCGGCGCAGATCCCGCCGCTCGTAGCGCCTCCGGCCTGTGTCGCGCACATGGAGCGCGTCCAGCTCCGCGATGAGCCGTGGGTAATATTCAAATTCCGGTGGGAGGTCGCGGCCGACAACCGGGACAAGCAGGCGGACGATTGCGCTGCATGGATCGCCGATCTCAACCGGCGAAACTCGAGCGTTCGATAGCATCTCAATGGCAGGGCAGGGGCAAGCGCATTTGATGGCAGGGAATAGAGAAATGGCGGAGCAGACCCCACGAAGACTCGAAGAGCTGCCGCAGGACACACGTGATTGGCTCGCCGATCTCCGGCCAGACGAACTGAAGACCCTTCAGGCCGTCGTCGAATTACCAGCAGATGATGTGAGGCAGGCCTTTAAAATGGTGCATGACCTTCAAACAGTCGGGCGGTTCACGAAATGGCTAGTGATAACGTTCATCGGCATCTTTCTGGGAACGGTGGTGCTCTACGAGAACATCATCAAGGTGATCGGATACATCCGTGGAGGGCCAGCCCATTGAAACGAACCCTTTGGAGATTTGTGGGCGCTGTCGTCTTCGCTCTCGCCATTCTTGGATCGATCAACCTCGGGCTTTGGGTTTCCGATCGCGAGCCACCGATCGAGTACGAGAGCGCCGTCGCGTTGTCGCCGACGGTGCCGCAGGGCGGAGCGCTTGAGATAGAGTTTTCGGTCTTCCGGAAGAGGATCTGCCCGCTTGTCACGAAGCGCTGGCTTTATGATGCTGCTGGCGAGCGGCATTCAATCCCTCAGTTCACCACAGGCCTGCGGCTACTCGCGGGCAGGGAGACCTACAAGCGGTCCATCACGGTCCCTACGGCGGCGACGCCTGGCCCAGCCAGATACGAGGTCGCGCTCGACTACATCTGCAATCCGCTGCAAAGCTGGATAGGCCCAATCCATGTCGTTTCCCCGCCGATCAAGTTCATGATCACACCGAGTGAGGCGACGCCTGCTAAGCCTCTCGGAGGAGACGGCTAA